CTATGCATTCTCAAGGGCAACCCGACGAGATTCCATGAAAGACACAACATCTGCCCAACTATAACGGACAGACCTTCCTACTTTTGAATAAGGGATGCCTTTTCTGTAAAATCTGTGAGCCCTGAGCGTTGACAAACTCAGTCTTGTGAGATAACTCACTTCTCGTTCGTCAAGCCATCTATCTAGGCTCTTTTCTCTGAGCACAGCGACTTCTTCATTCATTTCTCCATTCCTCCTCAAAAATTTCTCGCGCTTACTCTGATTATTACACAAGCGCATTGACGCCGATTTTAAAAAAACGGCGAGGGTGCATGGCTCTAAGAAATTTTTAATTTGGGCGTTCCGAGCCATATCTCAAAAACAAAAAAATGCCTTGAGCAACATGACTTCAGAGATATCTGTCCTCAGGTTGCTCAGGCCAAATTTCACGCAGAAAGTGAGTGAGACGAAATGGTGGGGATGACTGCGGAGGAATTAAGAATGGAAACTGCCTGCAGAGATCGGCTCCTCTCAAAAAAGGAAGGGCATCTCGCCTGAGAGATTTGTACTGATTGTTTCAGTTTTTTAGCAGGCGTGTTGGGAATGGTGTTGGGAGAAAAAAATAAGGGGCTATCCTGTTAAGGATAACCCCTTGATTTATTTGGTGGGCAGTACAGGACTTGAACCTGTGGCCCCCGCCTTGTAAGGGCGGTTATTTTAAGCATAATCTTCTGTTTTTATTGTGGTATTTTGCGTGCAATGTGTCCAAAACCTGTACAAAATACCCACAATATGCCACATACAACCTGTACAAAATACCTGTACAGGAACCCGCCATCAATCCCACCTCGTCCATGTCTGGCTTTAAATCACCAACTTGAATTTTCCGTTCTCTATTCTGATCTTGCCACTGGCAACCAACTGCTGAACTGTCCTTGGAATGCAACTAGGCTTTACGTCCAGTTGCATGAGGAGCAACCTTTCATACCGTTTTAGCAACGCCTGCGCCCGTTGCTGCGCCTTATGCGTTGATGATCTCGCAAAGGTCAGTGTGACATTTTTTGAACCGTCTGTACTCACCTCAAGATGGGGGTATGCCCCAAGCGCTGCGAGCTTCACGAGAGGGTCAATCATTGTTGCCATGAAGCAAAAGCTAAATGATCCTGCAAAAAAAGCAAAGGCCGGAGGCGTTGTGTCCCCCGGCCCCAAATTGACAGATTTCGCAATTTGGCAATGTTGCGTTTATTCACTACGCCGCATGGCACGTTGTTCCTTCAACTGACGCTTCACTGAGAACATCCCCCAACACCTCAGTAGCCCCGTTCAGGGTGGCACAAAGCCCTCTGATTTCAGCCGTGCCGAAGTTCAACCCAGTGTCGCCTTGGGAAATGCTTTGGAACACAGCTTTCAGCATGGACAGCTGGCTGAAGACATCATCAAGGTTGTCGTAGGTGTTTCGCGTAAGCATGTCCCTCATTGCCGCACCCCCTGCTGTCCATCAAGGATTTCACGGAAGCGGTTCACAAAATAAATCTGCCCCTTGCCCGTAACTTTTGGGGTTTTGGTAATGTGGCTTTCGCCGCTGGAACCTATGCGCGAGCCCTCCTTGATGACTATGAGGCCCATATCCATACTTTTCTGGGTGGGCATGTTGCGGTCTGACCCGCGCTTGTGCAGAAAGCCGTTGTCACGCAGCCAGTCAAACATACGCTTTTGCCCAATGTCATACTGGGTTGACTGCTTGATAAGCTTCGCCAGTTCGCCAACAAGGATAGTGGATTTGCTCACCTCAATGGAATCAGCAAACACCACCTTGGGCCTGTCTACCTCGGCCTGAGTCTCAAGGGCCGCTGTGCGCTCTTGGAGTCTGGTGATAGTGTCCTGGGCGATCAGAACGGCGCGCGCCATGATGCTTTCAGGCGTATCGTTCTGCCCGGCGGCCATATACCCACCAGTGCGTCGAATGGCCGGAATGACTTCGTGGGTTATCCATCGTTTGAACGCTTTGGCTTCAGGCTTGCGGGAGCGAAGAATCAGCGAGTACAGGCCGGGTTCAGAGACAAGGAGAGGTGCGCGACCACCAACTTCAGGATTAATGAAGTTGGCTTCAGACTGGCATTTTTCATCATCATCCAGCCCGCGCAAGGCTTCTGTGACGTTGCTGATATTAAGGCAGTCGCAAACATCCTTGGCCACGAACCAAGGCTGCCCCTCGCGCTCGATAACGCGCACGGAGCCAAAGGCAGGACTGTCGAAGGTTTGCAGAGTGGATTGTAGATACGGATTGGATGGCGGGATGGGGACGCGGGGAGAAATTTGGGCCTGGGACATGGTAAACCTCGTACGGTTTCTTATTGGCTCTCACAAGATAGCGAAAGCCGGGAGCTAAGAACCGCGTACGAGCGGCAGGCATATTCCCCTTTCGGGTATTTTATTAGCCTACTCCCGGCCATTGATGGCACAGTATACCCTAAATTGGGCATAAAAAAGCCTTGACTTTCGGGATAGGCAACCGTCGTACGAGGAGTTCTTACGCTCCGTACAGATAGCCAGCCATAAATTAGTGAGGATGTCAATAAAAATTAGAACCAACTTTTTTTACAATCAATCTTCCATTTTCTTGGTTTGGGAGCATTTATCTGGTTCGCATCTACCTCACCATACCCGCGATTGATGTAGCTATTGAAGTCAAATTCATCAAAAGTCGTTATAATGGGTGAAAATATTTCCAATTCAACAATTGCAACTTCTTTTTCGCTAAACCAGAGCAAAGCATATGATTTATAAGCACTATAGCTTAAACTGTGTGTATGGTTATTTAATTCCATGCCGGAAGCAAATTGTACATTTAATGTATATTTATCAGAAAATGATTTGTCCCCTCGCTCATACTGGACGTTACATTTTGATTCATAAAATGCATATGCAGATTCTGCAAAAAATATAGGTATAAATAATAGCATAATAAGATGTTTCATTGGTTGTCATCCATCACAAGCGTTCTACTTTCATCATTATCGTAATCATATATTTCAACGTCAACGCTATTATGTGTGCGTGTTATGCTTTGAACTTCCCCACGATGGTATGTGTCATCGTTAAAATCATAGAACTCAATATCATTTCCACTTCGTACAAGGTTCCCTTCTTCGATTTCAATTTCAATTTCAGAGTCTTCGTCAATACCATCCCAAGCAAGGGCGGGGGAACAAGCAAGAAAAAATGCCGCTAAAAAGAAATGAAAGAGCCTCATATCCTTTTTCTCCTTATAAAAAATTGCCCCACCTCGCAGCGGGGCCAGATGTTAAAACCCGCGATATGTGCCCGATTTCGATCTCGTATTACGCGGGCGGTAATCTTCATCACGCGGCTTTGTCCCCGCCTTACCAGTATACGGGTTGGTATTGCCTCGCGTCGAGTAGTTGTTATTGCGGGTTCTGTCTGGGCTAGTTCTTGTGTAGGGCTGGACGTAGGTTCCGTCTTTTTTTGAGTAGCCCCTGACGCGCTGATCTGATCGCGCATCAGCAAAGCCCACCGCCGAAAGCAGGGTTATGGCGCAAAAGAAAAAAACTGCAAGAATGAACGAAAGATTCTTGAGCATATCCCCTCCACCTGGCTAATGCTGTTAAGATTTCTTGCCTTGCTCCGAATTCGAGGCGCGGCATGTGCATGACGGGCTCAGCGTGCCGTCATTGCAAACAACTCGTCCCTGATAGCAGTCCCCAGAATCTCCACCATGCCAAGAACAGCACCCTTTTCTAGCAATGAGCAAGCCTTCTATTTGATCTGTAGGCGTCTGGTCTCCACATTGCCAAGTTTCTTGCTGGGCAATTTCTATTGCCATTGCCGGAGATTGAACGGCAAGAATAATGACTGCTGACAAAAAGAAAAATTGAATCGCTTTTTTCATTTGGACTCTGCCTCTTTCTTTTGTTGATGTGCGTTGCAATCAGCCATTCTTTGCCAATATCACACCACAAATATTTTTCAACTTCGTTTATCTATACTATCTTGAGAAAAGAGGCGAGGAGAGCGATTGAGGGAAATAAAAAGCCCCGCTTCAGCGGGGCATAGTCAGCTATCGCCAGACAGCCTGCTGTTCTGCTTTTTTCTGAAGATTTTTCTTCGTGGGCTTATTCTCTGCCCTGCGAGCGGCAACGGTCTGCATCACGCTCTTGAAAGTAATTTTCATGCTCGGCCTGTTCTCCTTGTCCATCCTGTCATTCCATGCCTTCAGCTCGCGGAGCATTTCCTTCCGGCCCTCTGCCGAGCCAGTATCGCGCGACTTGAGTGCCAGCAGGACAAGGTCATTCTTTTTATCGTCACGCACCTGCCTTGCTTTTTCTGCAGCTGTATAGGCATCGTAGCTTTTTGCGCTGCTGATAGGCTGAAAGCCAAGGAATTTTCCTGCCGCTTCCAGCGCATTGATTTTTCGCGCCCCCGGCGTGCCAGGGTCATTGATCGGCTTACCCTTCATTGAGGTCTGCCCACGAGTCGCAAGGCGGTATGCCTGCATTGCGTTGGATACGGCAGTAGGCACGAGAGCTTCAATCATCCTGCTGGTCTCTCCGTACTTGGCAGCCTCCATAGCTTTCCCAACGCGGTTTACGGCCATGTCGTAGGGTATGCCGATAAGCCCGCCAAGGCTTTGTGTTATGACTTCTTGGTAGCTGCCGCCCTTGCGCAATCCATCCGTAAACGGCGTTTCCATACGAAGCGACCCGCCGATGCTAAACCCTGCCATGCTCGGCACGCCGTAGCAAACGATGTCCCGAAGCAGATCATTTTTAGGCAATGCCTTGCGGATTTTCGTCGTCCAGTCTTCATCATCGCCCACACCGAACAGGGCAGACAATGTTGCATAGAAAGGGAATGCCGTCAGGCCGCCCAGAGCAATGGTTGCCCCAAGGCTCTTGGCAAGGAAGACTCTCCCTTCGACCCCTTCTTTCAACAATGCGCGAGCGTACAAATTGAGGGTATTCGCGCCAAAGGAACGAAACACATAAGCCGGTGAAGCCATGCGGCCAGCGACGCTGCTGCGAAATACTTCTGGCGCGTTGCTCTTGCCGTATTCAAAATGGCTGTCGCGTACAAGCATTGTCGCGAATTCCTTGGCTTGTTCATAATTCATCTCCTCGCCAGGCTTCAAGCCGAGCTCCTTCGCTGCTTTCTCTCGAAGCTTTCCTTTCGTTGCAGCCCTGTAAGCAGCAAGGGTCAAAGATGCCCGGTTGAACCGTTCCACAACACTCATGGGATAGCCCATCAGTTTGATGAACGTGTTCCATGTTTTCTCTGCGGGATTTTTTGTAAGTCTTCCACGAAGCTCTTCCATGTAGGCATCTGTCACAACGCCATCGCCGTAAAGCTCCTGAATCAGACGCTGCTCGTCCTTTGTGAGCTTATTTGTGCCTGATACTCCCGCAGTAGTGTAGCGCAGTCCGATAGAATCCATGGCAGATTTAAGCCACAGCCCGGCCCCACCGGTCACATATTGCTCAAGCCGTGGCACACCAATAATCAAGTTCTGGGTGACGTTGACCGACACCGTTTTGATGTTTGCTCCAAGATACCAGGCAAAGGCTACGGTTTTTATGTTCCCTGCCATCCTGTCAATTTTATCGCTGTTGCGGAGCACATCCTTGATATACTGCGAGGCGTATTCCCAAAGCCTAGGATTTTTCTTCGCGTCAATTTTGCCAAGCGCTGCGGCAAAATCAGAGGCGGCTTCCATCTTTGTCAGCCAGCCATTCAGACCGGATTTGTAGCTGTAAAGGGTGCCGATAACATCATCCTTGTCAAAGCCCGGAATGTTCTGCCGCTCAATACCATGAGATCCGAATCCGCGCGCTTTGAGGATGTCAGACAGCCCCGTAAGCAGAATTTTCTTTACTTCCTCTGCTTGTTCGTTGCTTGGGAGTTTACCCGCAGCAGTTTTTACCAGTTGTTCCATGGCGCTCATGTCAATTGGAGCACCAAGAATGTCATCGGGGAGGGCCGTAGACTCGCGCGGATTTTCCCACTTTGCGCCTGGAAAGTCCTTCTTGTTGGCGGCAACAATCTTTGCCCATTCCTCGCGCACAGACGAACCTACAGGAACGTCAAAATGTTTGCGGTAAACGACTGTTTTCGGATCGCCAACTACTCCCTTGCCTGCGGTGGCCACAACATAATATTTCCCTTTTCGCTGGTGCGGAAAATAGTTTGGCAACATCCCGAATCCAGTCCTGTACATTTCCAGATCGGTATCTGCCAGATCGCTCATGGCCGCCATCTTCGCGTAGGCTTTCAAAAAATCATTGTCCAGGCTTTTGCGCACCTGAAGGAACGCATCCTTTACCCGCTTAGTTTGTGGCTGTTTTTCAAGCCATTTTTCAAAAGCGGGGTAGAAGTCTGGGTTCATTTCCAGTATTGGGCGTCCACTTTCAGTTTTGTCTACCTCCTTGAACTTCTCAATTTTCTTCCAGCTCAATTCTGGAATTTCCTTGCCGTCCCACTGCCAAATCATTTTCCCGAGCTCGTCAATCTCCTTATCGTTAAGCCGGTTCTTTTTTTCGGAATCAAAGAGCAGGGGAACTTCTGAAACTGATTTTTGTGTCGCAGAATTGCGCTCATCGTTACGCTCTAATTGGCGGTTATAAACAGTTGCAAACTTTGTGTAATCCTTGGCAATCCAGTGTGGTAGCTTAAACAACCGTTCGAGAAGACTGAGGTCTTTTTCTTCAAAGAGCTTGCCCATCTCAGGATTGGAAAGAATTTCGGCAACATCATCGCTTATTCCACGCCCCAGAACCTTTCTGGCCTGCCGGATTCCTGCGGCGAGCCCTTCACCGGAAAAAACACGCTTGAGATGCTCACTGAGTTGTGCGGTATCCTCGGCAAGCGAGGCCATATGTTGAGGATCTTCAGCAACAGTGTTGTTTGATCTTGACGCTGCCGCCGCCGCCTGTTCAAACGGCCCGGCCTTCTGGGTGATGCCGGAAGATTCCCCATCAATCACATGACGTCCGAGTGCGGAGAGCAGGGCATCAATGTTGTCCATGTTCATAGCCCCTTCTCGCCCAGAAACGGCGCGAACGAGGCTGTTCCATGCACGGTGTAGGGCAGAAACAACCCTGCGCCATAGGTTGCCTTCGGCACGTTCAAGAAGCCCCTGCCCCTTCTTTTCTGCCAGGGCCGCGATCACTTCCTCCATAACCGTTTGCCTGTCTTGCACGTTTCTGGTGGGGGACAAGCCGTAACGGCTGGCAATGTCCTTCACCATGCTGTTCTTCATGCCGCCAGCACCAAGCCAAAGCTGGTTAAGCACACGCTTTCTGGCATCAGCCGGAAGCAGCCCGCGCAGGCCATGGTGTACAATCTGTTCATGGGCCCACACCTCGGCCGCGCGCGTTGGATCACTGAGGTTGTCGGCCACAATCCAGACCACGCCAGAACGCGGATCAAAAACGCCCTCGACGCTGTTTTTAGCGTCCGAATAACGCTCCCTGATCGAATATGGCAGTTCGTCAAAACTTTGCACGACACGCGACGTGGCCGCATTTTTTGCCACCTTCCCGATCTTGTCAGCAACGGCCTGCACATCTTCGAGACGCATGCCCGCGCGCGCACCAGAAGCTTTAGGTAGAAATTGTCCCGCAGATATATTGTTGTCTGCCCGCTTGCTGTAATACGTTTGCAGAATGTTGATGGATGCATCGTCAAAGATAACGTAGTTGTGAGAACCCTCGCCAGCGGAACGGGACGATCCGTCAAGGTACTTTATACCCTTGATGCCAAGCGAGTTGAGATATTCAGAAGCCGCACGGTCAGAGCCGAGCCTTTTAGAAAGCTCGGAGTACATTTTTGCTCCAGAGTCTTCTAGCTTGCCATCTGCCCCTAGCCAATCTTCTTGCATGTCAAATATCGTGCGTACAGCTTCAGCCTTGTCCGCACCGATTATAACTGTTTCACGTTCTTTACCAAATTCATCACGTATGGCATCGGAGAACGGTACCCAGCTTACCTTCGCTGATCCGTTTTTCTTGTCGTATGAGGCCGTGGTTATGAGGGCGTCCAGCGGTAGCCCGCTACCCTCGAGTGGCTTCCATGCAGTGCGATACTCATCCGCGTCGTAGGGCATTTCACTAGCTGACAAGTTCTCTTTTTCAAGAGCCTTTCTGACTTTTTCCGGTTGGTCAGACAGCGGTTTGTCCCACAGCAGGAGCTGATGGTCTTCGGGGATGTCTACCTTGTAGAGCTGACCATCTCTTGCTTTCTTGTACTCCTTTAAGAGTGCGTTGATATTTTCGGCTTCATGAGGGGTAACTTCCCACCGCGTCGCCCAGTCTGAATGAGTGCTTATCGCAGACACGGCCTGTCCAACGTTGTCAAAACCGAGATAATCCACATCTTGCAGCGCGGCCTTGAGCTTTAGTTTTATTTCAGGGTTTTCATCTAGTTTGTCCTTGGAAAGTGTTTCCCTGTAAAACTCTGCCACGCTTTTCTTACTCGCAAAGTATAGGCCATATCCAAACGCCTGCGCACCTTCTCCACTGCCAATATGATCTGTGATAAATTTGTCGAATCGGTGGGGACTTCCGTGGTAGGCCATTGACGCCAAGGCAACACCCTTGTCCGTTTCCTTGGCTTCGTGTGGACGTGTAGTCTTTCTAGAATTACTCGTGGAATTATCGCTTTGTTTTGCCCCAGGCTTCGTTTTAATCCCAAGTGTTTTATCTGCTGCATCTGCTGCTGTCATGGAAAGGCCTGGCAGGGCTCCAGCTTCTTTTGATATGACCGCCTGTGCGGCGAATTTAGCAAAAGAGTCAGCAAATTCTTTCTTTTTAAGCCTCAGTGCCATGTGGAAGAATTCTTGCGCAATGTCAGAAAAACGCTCTTTAGGTGATTTTCCACTTACGAGATCGATTTGGCCCAGAAATACGTCAGCAGAAGAGCTCTTGTGAGAATTAAATTCACCAAGTAAATCAATGGCATCACGCATGTGTGGAGTGATGTTCCATTCCCCTCCAACGCCCTCTGCAATCAATAGACTTGGTACTGCAGCATCAATCTTGGCGACAATATGCCCCGATAGTTTTGCCAGAACCTCATAGCTTCTAGCCACTCGTCCACGAAGGGCTTCTTCGATAACTCGCTTCCCATCAGGATTCAAAAGCCCGTCTGGCCCAATGAAAGCATTACGCTCAGAAGGCTGGATCACTCCATCTGCAAGAAGGCTTTCTACCGCTTTGGTTGAATCATTTTCATCAAAGAATTGGCGGAGGCTATCGGCATCTTTCATGCCAACAGCCAGTATTTCTAGGGTCTTTCTGCTCAAGCGGTCGCCTCGTGTTTTGCCTGAGGCGCGAGCGTTTTTGCTGTCAGTGAAGGTGTCGTTTAAGGCTGTAATAAGCGCTTGACGCTCATCACGATTATAAGTGCTATCCAGACGCCTGACCAGAACAGGATGCTTCATAGTGTCAATCGAGATGGGATCAATACCCAGTTCTTCAATTCGATTGCGCAAGGCAGAGCGATATGATTCTGACGGCTTTCCACCATGATGGTAGGCTTGCTTGATGGACATCATTCTTCCGTTACCACCAAGAACATTCCCTTCATGGTCGATAACTGGCGCTCCGTTATTTGCGTCAACGGAATCTTTCAGAACAAAGTCTGGGTCAAGGTGTGTAGCGTTGCTCCGAACCTTGTCCTGGCTGGCTGGTTCGTCATGATAGCGGCGTTCGTTTTCAAGGCCGTATTTCGGGTTACGCTGGAAACCATGCTCTGGGAGGTGCGATGCTTGCACATCATCAGCCTCAATTAGAGCGAAAGTAACTGGCTCCGGCTTTCGATTTGGAATTTTTACGTTTGATTTCGTTCGTCCGTTGGATCTTCCATTTGCGGCATTGCCAGAAGGGCTTCCCTCATGGCGCTCTTTGGTTGATTTGGACGTATCGCCATCAGAAAGTTGCATGCCTGATCCGATGTCACCTTGCTCCAATCTGGGTTTGGTTTCTGCTTGTTCTCCTGGCTTTCTTGTTGCTTCAATTCCTGTTTGTTCACTGATTTTTTCTGCATGGGGTTTACCTTCCTGTTGTTCTAATTCTACCATGCCCTCCGGTGCTGTGAAAGGTGCACTTTGGGCAGAATGTTCCTGAATACGTTTCAAGATTACAGCATTCGGCTTGTTGTGGTATTGCCCTTGCTCCTCTCGCGGAAGATGGCGTATCAGTTCGATACGCGACACCCTTTTGGGCGCGGCCTTTTTTTCAACCGTATCTGGGGCTTCAGCTTCCATCCCCGCCTGATCCACTTTTTTGCGCAACAGTGACAATGGCATGGACCTTGCCGTTTTCCGTTCTGCCTCTGGTAACATGGCAAGCAGCTTGTGGCGTTCCTGTACGACCGATGTCAGTAGCGGAGCTTTAGCGGCGACGGTCTGCACTGGTGGTTCGGTGCGCAAACCACCGCCTTCCGGCATCCTATCTGCCATATTGGGCATGGCCTGCGTGTGTTGTAAGGCTTGAGGGTGTTGAGCCTCCTGTGGAACAGCCTGCGGCGCGGGCATGCCAAGAGCATTGGCGGCGGCCGTGGTGTCTGAGCGCGGCGCGGCCTGTGTATTGCTGATTTGTGCCGACGTGGGCATTGCCTGGGGCTGAACTGGTGCGTCCTGCGGCAGATTGACGCTGGTACTCTCCAAGCCTTCCCTTGTTCCATCTGAAGGCGAAGCGGCAAAACCCAAAGGCATTTCATCTTGGGCTTTAGTTTGCTCGTAAAAAGTATCTGGGTTGGCGTCAAACGGTTGCAGCATGAGACCCTGCATCATGCCACCGTATCGCCTGTAGTTGTCCGGCTGAGCATCCTTGCCCCCTGACAATTTGCGCCGGATTTCATCCACACTCTGAGGAGGTTGTGGATCGTGTTCTTGGGGCGACTCCAGCAAGTCAACATTTTCGCCGTTGTTCAGCCTGCGGCTTAAGCCATTGGCCCTATCCTGGGCCATGCGGTTCCATTCATTTTCCATGCGCTCGTCATGGATGTTCCGTGCATTCCATTGTGGGCCAGAAAGAATTCCTATGCCCTCAAAAGGGGTCTGCGTTACCTGTTCTGCCTGCTCCTGCTGGTTTCCTTCCGACTGCTGCTGTGTCTGGTCGACATTATTTTCAACCTGTTGCGAGCGTGCGCGCATACGGTTGACAAGCATGTCTGCACCTTTCTTGCCGCCAGCCATGAGCGTGGTCTGCCAAAACGTGGCAGGCCCGATCTCCTTGAACGCATCCAAGACGCCAGGCGCGCTGTCGCGCAAGCCCACATTGGCCTCTTCTTGGCCTTGTCCCATCTGGGTTGCTGTTTCTGTGGCAAGCTCTTCACCATACAGGCCGCCAATTCTCTTGATGCCCTGGCCCACACTGCCGCGCAACAGGCCCTTTCCAAGCGGGCCGAGAATTTTTGCCATGAAGAGGTTGCTCAGGGCTTCCGGGCCTGCTTCCCATGCACCGTAGCGCGTTGCCTCGCCGTCAAACTCTGTGGCGATCTTGTCCCACTCGTCCTGTGTTGGCAGGCGGCCAAGAACCTTTTCAGTCTCGCCAAGCATTTGCTGCAAGAACTGCTGCTTGGTTGCCCTGTATGCCATGGCGCCAGAGGCGGCCATGCCTGCTGCGCCAGCGGCAACCGGCCCGGCAGGGGAGGCCAGGGCCGCAGCGCCGAGGCTTGCACCCATTGTTCCCATGGAATAGCCCATGGAATTCATGGCATCGGTTACGCCCTCAAAGGCCTTGCCATCATACTTTTTACCGTAGTCTGCACGCTCTTGCTCGCGTGCCTGGCGCGCGCGGATGGCATCAGTATCGGTAACATCCACATCGCCGCCATGGTAGGCATCCCTGAGCGTATCAGCGATCTGGCCCGGCAGCATGGTTGCACCTTCGGCAATGGCCTGCGCAGAACTTCCGACCTTGCTCAAAAAGCCAGGTTCTTCTTCCTGCTGCTGCGCCTGCTGGCCGCCGTACTGCGAAAAGTCCATTCCTGAAAAATCAATCAGGTAATCGCCGGTGTTCGTTTTTGTGGGCCGTGGAGCCTTTTGTGTGGGCATGTCATATCTCCTTCATCATAAAATTACCGGCGGTAATGGTCACGCCACTGCTGGCTGACAGTCTGCCCAAACGGTGACGGCCTGAGGCCAATGCCACTCAGCATGCCTTGGCCGCGAACATTGTCGCCCTCAACAAGAGCGCCGCTGTTAATGCCCAGCACCGGCAGTCCAACAATTTCCGTTGGGTAATCGCCGCTCTCTGCGAGTGCCTGTCGGGTATTTGCCTGACGCGCTAAGTTATCGCGGTAATTTCCGCTAAGCGTTGCAGACGCGCCGCCTGAACCGCCGTTTCGCGCATCCTGCGCGTTTCCCTGCAGCCCAAGTCCGAGAGCTTCCTGTATTCTCCCTTGGGCCTTTGGGTTCTGTTGTTGTGGCTGCGAAGGTGACTGCTGCGGAGATTGCTCTGATTGACCATGTTGCGGAGATTGCCCCCGTTGCCCAACACGCATGCCTTTAGCCATCTCTGTCATTACGATCCGTCTTGCTTGCTCTGGCGGTGCCCCAGCAGCAACAGCGCGTTTCACATTTTCATCGAAAACTGAAATCGCTTGGAGTGGAGACAATCCTTTATCGCGAACGAATTGCTCAAGGAAGGCGGCCGTCCCATGGTCAACTTCCTTTTCGCCCATTTCGTTTTTTGTCGTGGCATATCCTTGCAGCATGTGGATGTCGCCCTGCGTCAGAGAATAACCGCCGCCCTCACCGGCGGCCCCGCCTTTTGCACCACCCTTACCCTTTGGGGGCGCAAAGGGGATATATCCAGCCTTCATTGCCCCATCATACCCGTCAAATGTTCCGATCTGCCGACCACCATTCCCATACACAAGAAGCTTTGGCCCTACGCTGTAGTCATCGAGGGGATTCTGGACAATGCCGATGCCGGTTGGCTTGCCTTCAGAGTTGTAGAGTGGGATCTGTCGCTTTGGGTCAGTCCTGTTTTCTGCGTTCCCTATTTGCGTCATCCAGTATGATTTGACGGCAGCCTTGTTGAAGGCGAGGTTAACAGGCACGGTTTTGCCGTCTACGCCACGGAGCATTGACTGCTCGCCGCGTAGCACATTGTCGACCTCGCCCATGGCTTCTTGTGGGGTCATCGTTCTGCCAGTATCTGCCCAGCCGCCTTTTTCGTCGGAGCGGAACAGCACTTTGAAATTGCCGTTATCTGAGGGCTCAAGCTTGTAGGGCAGGGGAGAATTGGTTGAAAGCTGCTGCATCATCGGCATGAATTTTTGCGTGTCGCCAGATGTGTACGCCTGACGAACTCCCATGGCCTGTATACGCCAGTCCTGGTACATTTTGTCAGCTGCAGCATCCATGTTCTGCATCATTTCCAGGCGGCCCTTTTCGTTGCTGGCCCGGTCAAGCATGAACTGGCCAAAGGCCTTTGAATGCCAATAGTCCTGCATGTTGGGATTATTTTGAATGGCGTCTATGCCACCTTCGCTGTAGGCCTTGTCGACGCTGTCGTAGGCGTCACGAAGCTTGTACTTGTCGTACATATTCCAGGCGCCATCGGCGGCCTTTGTGAGACCATCAAGGCCACGCCCAACATAGGCAACGGCGGCTGCACCCTTATTGAGATCGTCCCAAAAGTTGCTTTCTTTCTCAGTTCGCGTGCCTGTTTCTTTGGTCTGCGCGGCCATGGCCTGCGTGGCGCCGCTCATTGCAGATTGGGCAAGTTCAGCTGCATTGTTTTGCTTATAAAGAGGCATGACAATCTCCTAGAGGAAAAAAGACGCAAGGACGCCGACGCCAGAGCCAATAAGCGTTCCGACGCCTGGAACCACCGAACCCGCCGTTGCGCCAGCAGCCGCGCCGAGGCCGCTGCTTACCGCAGACCCAGCTAGGCCGCCGAGATAGCTGCCGCCGAGGCTGCCAGCAATACCGCCAATCTTCCCGCCAGTGTCGCCACCGATGGCTTTACCAAGCTCACGCCCAGCAAGACCGCCGCCAACACCGCCAGCGAGAGAGCCAGCTGTAGACGCCCAGGGGTACGCCGCGCTGCTTGACGCTGCAGATGCGCCAGATGATGCCCCGCCTTCTGTGGCAGTAGCGGTAGTGCCAGCGGGAGCAGTGCCGCCAATGCCCTGCATTGCCTGCTGTGACCCGGCATTTATGCCCTCCTGGGCCGTTGCCCCGGTTGCTGCCGATGTTGCGTCCGTAGCCGCAGCAGGTGCGCCTGTCTGAAGCTGTACGCTAGGTGCTGCCAGGTCTGCCGCCTGCTGAGCTTGAACGGCTCCCCCTGCCGGTGCAGCGCCAGAGCCCGCCTGTGCGGCCTGTGCCGCAGTGTCAGGGGTGCCCCATTTTGATTTCAGGAATTCGTATCCTTTGCTGCCGTACTTCCATGCTTGTTCACCGGCACCAAGCAAAGACAGGCCTGTCATGCCCATCTGTCCGGCTGACGGCGAGGCAGCCTCGATTTCCGTGCGGGGTCCTTCTTTAGTTTGCGAGGCCATAGTGTTGCTCGCTTGGCCCATGGCCTTTTGGCCCATATCGTATGGATTTTCAGGTCTATATAATGGCATAGCTATCTCCTAGCTCTTGAGCATGTTGAGGCCCTGAAGAATACTGCCGCCGTTATACGAGGCTGCATTCTTCAAACGGTCATAGTTTTCAGCTTCAGCCCCAACGCGAGCTTGAGTGCGTGCACCGGCAAGCTGGGCAGCCTGCGTCGTCTGCTGCGCAGCGGCAATACCCTGATACCGTCCAGAATTGGGATTTACGCCCAACCGTGCGGCAGCCCGAGTATTCGCAGCCGTTGTGTCTTTAAAAGCGTTCGCGGTGTCGGCTGTGGCCAGGGCCATGCGTTCATTCACGTCGACGCCCTTCGTCGAGGCGTCCAAGTATTTCTGGGCGGCTTCTGTTTGCTGTGGAAGCAGACTTGTCGCTGATTGCAAAGTCTGTTTGTAGAGATTTGTTTCGTACGGGAGCATTTCAAGGTTTGCCTGAGCCTGTGCAATCTCATACGGCTTTGTGTATGTGTTCCACATGTCGTAATAACTGCGGGCCCAGCCTTGCTGTTCTTCCGAAAGCGTGGCCATGCGGGCGTTATATGCGTAGTCCACGGTGTTGGTTGTGGAACTGCCACCACCGCTGCCGCCGCCGCACTGAGAAACGATTCCGTCATACTCGAAAGACTCTTCGTGCATGACCGCCATTGTTTCCATGTTGATTTCGATTCTGGTGTATATCTTCATGATTTATGCCTCTGCACCGATGATTTTTCGCGTGGCCACGGTGAGCACTGCGTCCATGCTTTCACCGCTCTCGGCGTCGAATAGCGCCTTTGGGATCACGCCAATCTTTGAAGCCCCACAGGCAACAGCTCCCTTCCATGCAAGCGGGTTATTTACGGGCGTCAGGCCCATCACGCAGTCAAAGAGGAAGCCCATGCCGTCGCTGTAGGATAGAAGTTGCCTGTACACCTGCTTGCCGTATTGTCTGGCGCGGCCCCAGGCATCTTTAAAGAACACCACATGCCCGAAGCATGATTTGGCAGCGAAAGCGTCATACCAAGCGAAGCCGACGAGATGCTTACCGTTCATGAGCAGGTATGGGAGGGTGCCGCTCCTGAGGACAAGGGCCACAAAAGATTCCGCATCCTTGTCGTGCATTCCGTAAAGCGTGGATTTAAGCAGTCCTTCTTCTGCCAACCGCCCATGCACATGACGCACGATCTGTTCACTCTCATGGTCGAGGTAGTTCAGGTAGTGCATGAAAAACGTATTGTTCATTGCTCATTCCCCACTGCCAGCCAGGTGAAGTTGCCAGCGGCTGTGAATTTCCACGCGCCTGTTCCCTTTCCGTCAGTGTCCAAAATCTCTTGAAGATCGGTTGCCCCAAACGCCCCGGTATCCGCCTGCACAGAACTTACGAAAGAGAGCATTACGTTTGGCTTGGAAAGCCATTTGCCGGGCAGCTGCACCTCTACGCCGTCAACGGCTGAGCCTGTGAAAAACTTGGGCAGCACGCCAGTAGCAATTTTTTCTTTGGTTACGGCATTGTCGCTGATTGCCACTGTTTCAATGGCATTTGTGGCAATGGCTCGGCTCGTCACTGATCCGCTGGCAAGGCTGGCTTCTTCCACAGCATCATTGGCCAGCTTTTCATTACTGACTGCCCCATCAGCTATTTTGCTTTCAGAAACAGCGAGGTCAGCCAGTTTGTCTGCCGTTACCGCGTAATCAACCAGTTTGCTTTCAGAAACAGCCAAGTCGGCCAGTTTTTCATTATTGATGGCACCATCAGCAACCTTCCCCGTAGACACAGCGAGATCAGCTAATTTTTCTGTCGTTACCGCATAGTCAACAATCTTTGCAGTGCTGACGGCGCTCGCAGCAATCTTCTCCTGCGTTACGGCTTCTGTAGAAATCTTGCTGGTTGTGACCGCATAATCAGCGAGGTGCTGGCTGAGAACAGATGCTTGCTGGATTGACGTTACGGTGGTTGCTCCAGTGCTGATAGAGCCATCAGAAACGCGCACAGCCCTCGACTCTTCAGACCCGCGCACCATGCCTGCAATACGCAGAAGTAGGTTTTGCATAGCCTGTAGATGTGTAGTGAGCGAACGATCAAGGCCGCGAGGAACAGCCGGAAGACCACGATCAGTTGCCATACTCAACCCCTTCAACACTGCCGCCCAAGCGCGCCTCGTACACTGTGGATTTGCCAGATAATTCCAGACTCCATAGTTTTTCAGCACGCGTAGTTGGCAAGCGCTTTGCCCGGTTATTTGTAATTTTGAGTTTTGCCCTTGGACGGCTGCCAGCGTCATTTCCGCCATAGACCTTGGCGATAACAGTGGATGAGGAAGACACCTCGCCCTCAATGCGAACAGCCGTCATCGTGGACAGTGCGGACGTAAAGAACGGCTTTGATTTCCAGGTAAACTCAAGGGGTTCACCGGCTTCAAATTTATAGACACAGCTGCCATCCTGATTGTCCACAGACAGGTATAGCGCATCGTCTTCCGAGTGGTTGTACATGCCTTGGACTTTCCAACCATCCGGCAGGGATATGCGAACAATATCCTTGGCCCCCAGACTGAAAATCAGGCCCTCGCCTGTCCCGGCAAAGAACGCGACATAGCGGCCATCGTGCACTGCGCCCAAAATGTTTTCAGGATGAAGTGCCTGCCACTGTTCGCGCGTGAATGTTTGTTCCGTCAGAAGGCTTTGGTCGCTGCTTGAGAACAGCATGAGGCCGTCAGGACTCGCATAGACCACGCCACCGGGCAGGCTGCCCACGCTGCGCGCGGATACGCAGCTCTGCTCAATTGGGAGGTGCGCAAATTGTAAGCTTTCCGGCTCCGAGCCTGAGGCCAAATAAGGCCGCCCTGTGGTAAGCACGACAATGGTGCTATCAACATGGCCCAGGGCCACAATTGGGTCTTCCGTCGTCAGGCGGTAACTCGCAGGGAAAACGTAGGAATAAAATGGTTCCGAGATAAGAAGCTCATTCCCGCGAAAGGCCGCATATATGCCGTTGTCAGTTTTGATCAGGCCGCGGGCGTCCCCCGGTATTGCATCCCAAGTTGTCGTTTCAAGTAGGCTCGAGGAGATATTCAAATCAGAGATTGTATCAACGTAACTTGCTGTTGATGCAGGAATTTCAACGAGAAAATGGAAATCAGACGTCTTCGTGCCTGAAACCGTACGATAGATACGGATATGAGTTATTTGCAGGTCTTGAAGCTGGGGAATGTCAAACCCGCTGATAGTAACGCCATCACCGTCTTTGACATCGACAACATCAGAAGCAGGGGATGGGGCAGATTCTTGCTGAAAAATACCATCGGCAAGGGATTGGACCACGGTATAGCAATATGCCGATGAGCGGTTTATGCCGCTGTCAGTTGAAGACGTCGTTTCCCCAGAAGAATCGCTTTCGGCAATAACTGAGGTGGTCACGTTGTCTTCCTGAATAGTGGACAGCGTTGCTTCAGAACCGTAACGAGCAGGAAACTCCGTATCTGCGTCAGCGCCCCAGGCATAGCAAGCTGCCGTGCCAGCAACGGCCCCGGTAGCCCCTCCAATCGTCGGAGCCTTACCAGGACGAGGGATGCCAAGCCTGCGCACAATTCCGCCCTTCAGATACTGTGTCGGGTAGTCTTTGTCGCCGGTAATAAATAGGTGGCCAAGCGGTGTTTCCCCTGCGATGTCAAGCACAGCAGACTTCACCACATCCACAGACTTTGACCACGAAAGCCAACCGTCAGTGGGGTGCTTGAAAATTGTCGATGCGCTGGAAGGAAGAGAGGCAATCTGCAGGGGACCAAGGAGAGGTTCAAGGGCGCCACGCTGAAGCTGGCAGTTTACGGCCTTTGCGGCTTGCGTATCTCCCAAGAGGCGCGCGGTAGTCCTTGGTACCTCTCCACCGAATGTGGGGATAATGATCGATCCCATCTTATCCCCCTGATCCAGAATATAGATTGGTGTTACTTAAACTATTGATGCGTTCTTCGAGGGCTGAAACCCTACTGCTCAAACTCGAAAGGCTGCTCAAGGCAGAAATTGATAGGGCGCAGGAAGCATCCCTTGACCCGTCAGTGCTAAACGAGCCGGTGGCATCGCCAGTAAAAGTGACTTTGAACGGATACTTGAGCCTGCCAGCACTGTCAGAGCTTTGCGCCTGCGTAGCCTCAGATACGCCAGCAGTGAGGGTGCCATCCGCATTGCGTGTCACATCAAGGCGGCGCCACTCATTCCATGAGCCGTTTGGAGCTGATCTTGCCCATATCTGCAGGTCGCGAGTATTGATCCGCACCTGCACCGGCACATTGTCAGCGCCGACAAAATGGAGGCCATAATATTGCATGGTGGGCACCTTGGGATCAGGCTGCCGGGAGAGTTTCCCGACAGCCCGGTGTGGAAGTCATGAAAGACTATGCCTCAAGTGAGGCTAGCTCGGTGCGCAACGCCTTTGCCTGCGCTTCAAGCTCAGCCAGTTTTGCGGTGTCAGCCGCGTCAGCAGTGCCACCGCTCGTTGTTGCCACCAGAATTGCTCGTAAAGGCCGTGCGCTTGCAGCGTCGATGGCGGTCAGTTCGGCCTCGATCTCCGCAATGCGGATGGCTGCCGGGGTTTGCGGCGCGGGCGCGAGCGCGGGCTCCGGGGTGGGTGCAATGGTCCAGGTCTCCAGCTCCGGGTCATAGGTGCTGCCGGGGGTCACGTCTGCCGGAACGGACGAAAACTGCCCGGCCAAAGAGGGATGGAAGGCCTCCGCCGGGGTAAGCCCCAGGGCGTGCGGGGTCCAGGTCTCAACGGCGATGTTGTCGATGATGCGAGCGAATTTTTGCATAACGAACTCCTACCACTCTACTATTACCAGACCGTTTCCGCCTGTTCCTCCACCCACAGCACTATTGCCATAGACGGCTCCTCCGCCGCCCCCCCCACCGATGCCACCAGGTGCGCCATTATACGTTGTACCACTTGTTCCTTGTGCCCCACCGCCGCCACCTCCTCCACATCCCGCTTTGCCAGCTGCGCTTCCGGACGAGGCTCCTCCTCCGCCTCCTCCGATGCCTGCAGATCCATTGGCTGCACCTCCGCCACCTGTAAAGCCTTCAAAAGGGAATCGGATGAATGCGTTAACCGGATTTATCGCGGAATCTTTTACAGCAATTAATCCTAAAATATCTGGTGACCCGCTTGAGTTTGAAGCAGCGCCAAAGGGACTGCCGCCCCCACCCCCGTTGCTCCCATGACCTACAATGCCCCCGCCACCCCCGCCATTTAGAGCATCCCCAGCTGTGGATTTTCCACCATTCCCGCCATTCCCAAGTTGTGAACCAGCTCCGCCACCACCCCCACCTGATGCATTGCTAGAATAATTAGGGGTTCCGCCTCCCGTGCCACCTCTGGCTACAAAATCGCCGCCAGTCCCAACGCCACCAGCACCGCCAGCATGGCTTATGGCATTTGAACCTGCGCCGCCACCGGTTGCGCTGATCAGAGATCCACAGCTGCTACTGCCGCCTGCCGTTTCAACGGCTCCTCCCAAACCGACAGTTACTGCAAGTGTATCACCAGGAATCACATCAAATATGCCGTGGGCATAGCCACCCCCGCCACCGCCTGACCCCGCACGTGGCCCGCCGTTGGCACTGCCAAGGGCATTCGCACCGCCGCCCCCAGCACCAACAACGCGAACTCTGATTGTTGATATGCCAGAGGGAACAGTAAATATTTCGTTAGATTGAAACACTCGCCACAAGCCAGTGCCAAATTCGCCCATATATCCTGCTGGGGCTACCTTTGTAGCAGAAACGAGATTTGTCCCAGTGTTACCGGCATTGTTGCTACTGGGTATGCTAGAATCACTCAATATCCGGCCCATAATTATGCCTCCTCGTATCCGTGCACGCGCACGGCTATAGTGCCTTTATCAGCCCACACCACAACAGTTTCGCCAGCACTGAGCGTCAGGGCAGAGCGCTCAAAAATGCCGCCAGCCGGGATTGAAGTGCCATATTCGATGTAGTCCTCATCTGCGAGGTCTGCGGCTGCACCGTCAACGATGGCGAGCCTGATTTTTGCAGAGGCATCACCAATGTTGCACATAGCAACATTCGCAGTTGTGAATTTACCTGCCGGGACAGAATACACGGCAGTATTCATGTTTGCCGCCAATTTTGTTTTTCCAAGATATCCTATTGCCATAATGCACCTCAAAACTGAGTCATGAAGAATGTTCTGGCTCTGGAAATGCGAATATCAGTAGTAGAAACCTTTTCTGATATTGCTGCACTTGCCTCAGTAGAATCTATTTTTGCGCCAATTTTTGCAGACAGCTCTGCGTACATTGCATTTGCGCCAAAAACGGAAAGAGCATCTGTCTGGGATTGCGCAGTATAGTCGTTTGAGAGCGGGGGAGTTGCCCCGGTATCACCCTTGTCGCCCTTATCCCCAGTATCGCCTTTGTCCCCCTTAACGCCTTTAGGGATGCTGAAATTAAGCACGGCGGCATTTGCAGTCCCAGTATTCGTAACGAGGGGGGCTTCGGTCGGTTCCAGTGCGGCTACAGTGCCCACGGCAATTGTGGCTGCCAGGCCTTCTGCCCCCGTTGGGCCGCGTACATCAACAGCCGGAACGTCAACGGTGCCACTGTCATTTTTGAACCCGAGGCTCGTACCATTCCAGATTGGCTTGGGGACAGCGGCAAGAAGCTCAGTATCAAGATTGGCCACGGTCTCGGCAGCAGAATCTGCCTTGGCTTTGGCGTTGAGGGCATATTGGTTGGCTTCGTCGCGCGCGGCCTCTGCCCCAGTACGAGCATTTTCAGCTGCAACCTTTGCGGCTACAGCGTCACCCTTGACGGTTTGCGTGTCCGCCAAGGCCTGCTGGGCAGCGTCCCGAGCCTGGTTGACTTCGGCGGTTGCCTGAGCCGTGGCGGCTGCTATGACATCATCGTTGATTACGGTGGCGGCAGCGTCCACGACAGCTTGTTTCGTGCTGGTGGCCACCCCTTCAACATAGGCTCTGTCCTCGGTTGTTTGGATCTTTGCAGATAGGGCAATGTCTGCGCTGGCTTTTGCAAGATCAGCACTTGCATCGGCAGCCTGCGCCGATTTTTGAGCCGATTGGGCAGAACTGGTGACAACGTCAACATTGAGTTGGCATCTGTTTGCAGCGGTTTCAGCCCGATCGGCATCGGCCTTTACGCAGGCCTCTGCCGCTTCAGCTCTGTTTGCCGCAGCAAGGGCATCATCACGATGACGTTCAAGGCCTTGCGCCGCAGATTGCGAGCGATCAGCAGCAGCGGTGGCCTTGCTTTCTGCCGCAGCCGCAGCCGCAGCCGAGCAGCCTGCTTTCTTTGCCGCAGTCTCAGACCGCTCTGTGAGAGCGAGGAAGTCTTCTTCGTATTCGACGGCCATTTCCCGCAGAGAATCCGTTGCCGTGTCGCTTGCGTCCTGAACGTCATGCAGCGCATTTTCACGCGCAGTTGCCACAGTGCTTACAGCGAGGGTCTGGGCCTGGGTCGCTGCGGTAGTAAAGTCTTGCAAGGCATCGCCAGACCGTTCTTCGATTGCGCCCAGGGCCACGGCCTGCCGTTCCGTGATGCATGTGACGGCATCTGCAGTCAGCCGTTTTGCAGTTGTGTCCACCTGCGCAGTGACGGTGGACTGAAAATGCGCAGAGGCGTCACGCACCTCACCGACGCTTAGGCCTGCTTGCCGTGCATACTCGGAGGCTTCGCTGGCACTTGCCTGGGCAGCAGTTTTAGCTGCACCGGCAGACTGTTCCAGCGCCAGTATCTCACCTTTGACTGCTGCAGCAGAATCGGCCTCGCTTTTGGCTGCGTCGGCATAGCTTGCGGCTTCCCCGGCATACCCCGCGACCTCAGTAGCAAGGACGGCACCGGCACCACGCTGCTCATACGGCGGCAGGTTGATGATATCCATGAGGTTGCAGTCAGCATTGGGCACAACGGCATGCGCCCGAATGGTTCGGACGGCAGTGATTGATGTAGCGGAACCGCAAACCCCGGCATTAGAGCCGGGAAAGCTCACATGAACGTCATATTCGCTGCCTTCGTAGCCCAAGGCATTCGGGAAGACGCGGAGGATTGCAGAGCCATTGGCATCTGTGATGCCGGTTGTTTCTCGGGGCACAATAAGCCCCTGGTATTTTTCAGGCGTTGTCAGCCGCATGCGAACCACGGCTCCGCCCACCGGGCGGCCCTGCTGGTCATTGATGCGGGCCGTTACGTTTACAAGCGGCAGACTCATGTCGATTATCTCCTTTAGCCACGCGCAAATAGCTCGCCGCTTCCAATGCGGGAGCGGATCACGCGACCTTTCGCGCGGGCTGTACCTTCGTTGTAAAGTTGCAGGGCAACGCCAGCCCCTTGCTGGTCTGACCATTCAATCCCTTTACCTGACATGGCCTTAATCTTTGCCAGTGCGCCGTAAGCCAGAATGTCTCCCCACTCTTCAATGAGGTCGTGGGGTACTTTCTGAGAGAACCTGGACGGGCGTAGGATTGCTTCAGCCGTCACCGCGCAGTCACGAGCAAGCGTAAAGCCCAGCAGCACTGTCTGGCCTTCTGACCGCCATCCATCCTGTTCAATCCCGTCGATCCAAGTTGTCCGCACTCGAACAACTTCAATGCCACTCGGCAGGGCCAAAGAGATTGCGGAGTCGCCTGACACGCCAAGCTCTTGGATCTGTTCGCTCCACACTTCAGACTGACGGCAGAAATCAACGCTAATGGCCTGCAAGGCATCCAGCACCATACTCTTGGGGCATGGGAGGACTTGGGGCAGTACATGCCGCACAAGCACGTCAAGATCGTCCATACGCTGCATCAGGCACCTCCCTGCACACTGCTTTTGGCTTTGGGCCAAGACCCATCCACTTGCAGCTTAATGCCCATTGCCTGAGCGTATAACTGCATGTGGTAGCTAGCTTTATTGGTGTTGCTGCTCTCGTTATCGCCGTCGAGCACGCTGGCCAGCACATAGTGCTTCAGGGCCGCTGTGTAGCTGTCAGGCAATCCAAGGTCTTGATCAGGGTCAGTAATGACTGTCGGTGCTGCGCTGTATGTTGCTTCCACCCACACATCTGCATGGTCACAGACCGCTGGGCAGACGTAGTACACATCTGGGTTGGTCGTGCGGTCGTATGCGAAGTTTTCCACAATACGGGCACTGCGAGCCGCATCCGTCCATGCCAGAAGCAATGTAGGCTGCACAGATACAATGATAGGGCCGGGGGTTTCTCCGTCCTCGCCAAGATTTCTGACAAGTTCGATCAGGGCTACCGCGTCGTGAGAAGCAGAATGAATGCGCCGCCGTGGCAAGCGTTGGCGCATGCCTGGCTCAAGCCTGATAGGCTCAGTGACTGCAAAAGCATCTGGCCGCTGCATGCCGACGGCGCGAAGTGCGTCGTTCAGGAAGTCGAGCAGCCCAATACGCCCGTCGTCGCCCCCCTCCCAAGGCCAGCGAGATTCCAGGCCAGGCTCCAAGTCTTGCAGCGCGCCAGATACCAAGCGCAATACCTCGGCGGCGCGCATTAGAGTTTTTCCAGGTCGCCCGTTTCGGGGTTGATGTAGCCCACTACTTTGTAGGAAATACGCTGTGCTTGCTGGAATTCAGTGCGCTTCATCTCGCCTTCGCCAATGGTCACAGGGACGCTTTCAACCGCGTCGTTCAAGACGCTGACAACGGCCTGGGGCACATCAACTTCCTTGTCGCGCACGATGAGATATTCCCGGCCGTTTACGCCAACAGGCACAGGGCAACGTTCATGCAGCCCACGACCACTCGGAATGACGATGCGTACCTTTCGCTGCGCGGCAAGAAGATTCTTGTTCTGGGCCTCCTGCCGGGCAACTTCGGCATCAGCATTGGCGTTAATCGCCGCCTTCTCACGCTCGGCGGCTTCGGCATCCGCTTCAGCCTTTTCGGCCCTTGCAGTTGCGGCAGCGGCTTCAGCCTTAGCCTTATCGACTTCAGCCTGCAGGGCTTTCAGCTGATCTTCAGCGCTGGGGGTAGTTTCAGTTGTGGCGGTTTTGTTCTTAATATCCATGAGTTTGTCCCTTAAATTTTGGTCACGGCCACTTCAACGCGAGCCATGTAGAAATCGTAAAGGATTACAGCCGAGTGGTACGCCTTCCAGCCAACAGTGCCGCGCTGACCCAACGGGTCGCCACCGCGCGGGGTATTGGGATTAAGCACAGTAGGCGTAATGGGGGCATCACCCTGCTTGCTACGGGCAAAGGGAATCGTGCCAAAGGCATTTTTGGCGAAGTAGAAGATGGGATACACGTCAGCGCATGCGCCAGTGTGGCTTTCCACACTATGCCCTGCGGTGGGCGCCGCACCAGCATCAAGCCACGGATTCATAACGGTGGTTGTGAGGTAGCGCACACCTTCAACACTGCCGATTTCACCGTCCATGGGCTTGTAGGTGCCGTATTTTTCAACGGGGACAAACCCAGGCATGTCCCGAATGTCGGCCTCGAGGTCAGTATGAGCGACAGCGATATACGCCGGGGGGATTGGCGAGGTGCCGAAATTGGGAGAAGCGTTGACGACGCTGGTAATTGGCTGTGAGTCCTGCCGCTTCAGTCCACGCAGCACACGGCGCTGAACGGAAAGAGACAGGGGCAAGTTCACACCGGCTCGGGAGGTGGCCAGAACGCCGCCGGTTTCACCGGAGTAGTGCACATTCGTGCCAGCCTGAAGCGCACCGATGGTGATACGCTCCAGCATGATAGCAGACTGCTCGCCCAGGATGTCGCTAAACTCGGCGATCAGCGGATCTTCATGGGTATCCGTAATGACGTCCGTGAGCTCGACGTAGTCGCCGTACTGATTGATCATGGCCTCTACGTCGCGGAATTCAGGCTTCGAGGCAGCCGGGGTAACGCCTTCGGTCAGCGGTTTGGGCTGATTGGGCAGATGCAGGTAGCCGCGAAATTTGATGGTCTTGCCAGCATTTTTCGGCAACGGCTTGGGCGTGCCAAGGCGCGACACAACCAGCAAGGGCTGGGCTCGCTTGAGTAGCTCTTTGCTGAAATAACCTGCAGTGCGGTAACTAATGTCACCAGTGGTTGTCATGGGCATGATTCATCCCTTCCTTTTCCTTATTTGGACGGGTTCGCGTTCCAGCCAGCATCAAAGTCGTCCTTATCTCCGATGCCTGCGGGCGCGGTTGGAGCGCCCCTTCCCGGTACTGCGAGGGCGCCCGTTGGATCAGCCTGCTTCGGCTTCGCCTGACGTTCACTCTCAAATTGCGTGATCAGAGCGCATACTTCGTTCGGGTCGCGCGCTTCCTGGGCAATCTTCATGAGCCGCGCACCTTCTGCGTAGGGCTTCGCACTGATCCAGCCCATGATTTCATTCTGCTTTTTGACGGCTTCTTCGCGCCTGGCCGGATCTGTTATCATGGCCGCATATTCAGGGTGCTCGCGCTGAAGCGTGGCCATGAAGCGATTGTTGTGCTCAGCAATGGTCTGCTGCTGGCGAGCAACCTCAGCCTGATGCGCAGCAGTTTCCCGGTTCCGCTTGTCCAGAACTATTTCAGCGCGATCAAGGGCCATCTCGGCCCCGTATTCTTCCATGCGGCTACGGAGGCGTTCACCTTCGGGAGAGTCTTCAAGGGCCAGTTCTGCCGCAGCAGGGTTCAGCTTTTTGAGAGTTGCCAGCTCATCTGCAAGATGCTCAGGAACCTCAATGAGCTTTGGCGGTTCAGGCTTCGCAGGTTCACTTGCCTGTGGCCGCTCAATTTGCTGGTATGGTTGCTGGGCAGGCATGGGCGGTGCAGGTTGTGCCGGTTGCTCATGCTGCACTTCTTCCTTGGCAGCGGTGTTGTCAGCGTCACTTTGCTGATCCTGATTTTCAGCAGGAGCTTTTTCGCTGCTGTCATCAGTCTGCTGCTGATCGTTACCTTGGCGATCTTCCGTGGATTCGCCATCGTCATCACCGAGGTTAAAACCCTCGGCAAACAGGGCCTCATCGTCTTCAACTGCGGATGTGCCCTGCGGATTGTCTTCGTTTACCTGACTCATGATTTCCTCATTATTCCGCATCACGCGGCTTTATGGCGGCTATCAGGTCTCTGGCAGACGTCGCCTTACCCTGCGCACGCCAAATTGTGATGGTGTCATTGGCTGATTCCATTTCGTCCTGGGCCTCGGCAATCACGGCTTCAAATAGGTCGATGACCGCTTGATATGAGCCTTGCCCATAGAATGACCGCAGGGTTGCCACTGCCGAATCTCTAGATACGGGACCAATCATTGCATCCCTCCTTGCGGCAACATGCCTGGGTCTGGTTGGCCTCCCGGCTGACCCCCTGGGCCCATTGTTGCGTGGACTGCTTTTGACAAGAGAAGCAAGAGCTGCTGCTGGATCTGCTCAGGGGGCAGGCCTTGGCGTTCAAGTTGCTCGACAAGAGCCGATGCTTGGGCCTGAGCTTGAGCCTTGGCCTGGTCGAGCATCATTTGCTGCTGATATTGCTCTGCCTCGTCGTCTGTCCTCATGATGCGTTCAGACGGCAAGTCGGTCTGCTCAAGGGCAACTTCCAGCAGTTCCTTAGCTTTGAGAAATGGTTGAAAGGCAGGGATTCCGAGATAGCCGATGAGCGCAGGAACCTGCTGTGCGCGCACTTCTTTGGCGATGAGGGATTGGCTGCCAGAGGCGACCACTTCAAAATCACCCTTGATGTCCTCACGCGGGGACCACTGCATGTTCCAGCGGAACATGGCCCGAATGAATGGGGCCACCACGAAGTCGTCAAAGTCCTTAACGTGATCCTTGAGCAGGATGTTGGACGCGCCCATGAGCATTGAAAGGCCGCTGGCCGTCTTGCCTGCGCCTGCAATATTTCCGTCGCCCTGATTGAAGCGCGGCGTGGAAACCTCGTCGCCAACCTGCTGCCAAAAGTTTTGCAGGGCCATGTTGTGCTCAATCGCTGAAGGCACGGTAACGGCCTGAAAGGCTTGGGACAGGTTTATCCCAGATTTGCAGAACAAAAACAGCTTATTGGCGCGCATCTCATCGACTGATTGAGAGCTGTCGAGAGCTTGGGTGTTGATCCCATAGATGGGGCCGGAAGAAGCCCCGGCGTTATCCTGCATAGCCCTGACGGCGGCATTAATGCCAGACTGCGGCGTGCGCAGTTGGTATGCGATACCCTCTGGCCAGAAAGACGAATCGTCGTCCTGATATGGGTAAAAGTGGTAGGGGATATCAACGCCTTCAAGCGGGTTAACCGAGGCCTTGATGATGGAATCCCCAAGAATCCAGACGCATGAGGAATAAATCTTTGTCATGTCCTCTTCGGCAATCTCGACACCGGCTGACGCGAGGTCTTTGCCTGAAAGGAATCCCCACCGCTCGTAAACGCGAAAACGCTTTTTAAGTGGCTGACCATTTGAAATGTTGTCGTCGTTTAGTTCGCGCACCTGCACTTCCCAATCAGAAAGCTGCGCGTCGCCATCCTCGTTGGCTGCCATATGATCCTTGATCAACTTGGCATCAAACCCTGGGAAATTGATCAGGTCTGCCAGATCCTTGTCGGTCATGGTGTGGATCTGCCAAACGTATCTCAGTTCGGCAGGCACGCGCGCACCTGGGTCAGGGTAGATTTCCCAAATGCTCACAGCCTCGTGGTATGGGCGCAAATCTGTCGAGAATGCCCGTTCCTGCCACGACACATTGCCGGATGCGTCTTTGGTAGGGACAAACCGTTTTGTAACGACTCGCTCAACCAGAGGGCCTTTAAGCACGCCCATGCCGTATGTGCACGCGCTCTTGACTATCGTGCGGCAATTCTGCCGCCAGCTTGGGCGGCGTTGGCCGTTGGAGTTGCACTCCTTCAGCTGGTCGTCGATCACATTTTCCATAGCTTTGGCGCGATCCTGGGCAATTCTGATCCTTGCTGCCTCTGTGTCTGCCTGCGCAAAAGCCTGATTGTATGCCTGTGCCTGTATCTTCTGAACGGCCCAGGCGTCAGGGATAATGTTTTGCGCCTGCAGCTTTTGCATCATGTCACCCATGATTTGCTGGGCGACGGGATCAATCTCGTCTTTGAGAGCCTCCATGACCACATCATCAGGAAGCATTGGGTCGGGAGTCGGGGATATGGACCAATTCTTGGTGCGCTGCGGGAACAGCAAATCCATGAGCCGGGCCGTCATGGTATTAACCTTGGCCGTCGTCAGGCGGTAGTACGCGCGGGAGGATTTGTTCTTTTTGAGCCGTCTGGACACTTCGGCAGGATAGATGCCGCGATACTGCCGCAAATCCTCAAGCCAGCGCTCGTTCACCATGGTGCGCGCACGCTGCGCCTCGCTAAACTCAGACATGAGCTGGGTAGCGAGGGCAGAGATGTTCGTGGCTTGCTGTTGTTGTGCTGCGTCCATTTAGCTTTCCTTTCGCAACGCATCAAATTGTCGTTGGAAGTGCTCTCTGTGCGCCTTGCAGGTCTCTTGACGAACGTATTCGCGCAGTTCGGCTCTCCAACTTTTGATTTCGCTCCAAATGAGTTTCACTCCCCAGCCAACGATGGCGACCGCTACAGGGGTGACGATTTGCAGAATGTCCAGAAGGTCAACGGTCATAACGCGCCACTAAAACGTCGATTTCAGGACGTTTCCAGCAACGACCATCAACCGTTCGAAGTTGTCCATGGTCATGCCGGGGGCAAAGTTTGGCCAGATCATGCGGGCCAGGAAAAACAGCACAAAGAGGGCGAAAGCGACAACAACAACATAGCGAAGGAGGAACTTTGGGCTGATGCGACCACGCGCAAACGCCTTTGTTTCTTCGAGGTTCGTTTCAGCCTCAATTTCAGCCACCTTGCTGTTGTCCGTCCAAAGCTTGGCAATCCAGGGCCCCAGCACAGGCAGCTTGCCAATGAGCGTCGTGAGAATTCCGAACAAGCCGAACATCAGCGCGCCTCCTTGAGCCCTTGCAGGCACATTTCAGATTCAGCCGTGCGGCGCACGACAAGACCCTTGAGCTTAACGCCCTGGGCGGTGGTGTAGATTTCAGAGATCCGTTTACAGGCCGCAGTCCAGTCGCCCTGGTTGGCATAGCGGGCCACGCTGGACTTACAGAAAGCGGTGGGGCCGATGTTGTAAGCCATGTCGAGCATGGCCACGATGACCTTGGGGTGCTGCTTGGCCAGATCAGGCACGCAGCGCATGACGGGAGATGATGTTTCGACCAGGTGGTTGTTCAGGGAGCGGGCGCATTCCTCGGCGCTGTACTTTGCGCCTGGGGTCACGTTTGTCGTGTCGCCGTAACATTTTGTCCAGATCCCCACCGGGTCTTGGTAGGCCTCAGGAACGTAGCCCTCAAACTGCTCAACGGTGTTGATTGTCTGCTGGGCGGTTTCCTGCGCAGTATCGGTGCTAACGCCGTAACCAATGAGCATGGCAATCAGGGCCAGACTTGCAGCAACGGCGGGGGGTTTTTTGTACGGTATTCTGGGCATCGGGCTACGCTCCTGTTTGCGGGGAAGCGTAGCATGGGGTTTACAGGGGCATTATCAGGAGATAATCTGACGGCATCTGGTGACTATCTGGTGAATACTTGACATGTGGGGCTTATTATGCGGAACAATGTGGCAGACTCAGTTAAAATGGCTGAAGAGGCTAATAATTTATGTAAGTTAGTCAATGACCGTAATTGCCCTGATTCAGAGCTATTTGATCGTGTTCGTAAATTTATTGATTTGCGCCGTAATTTGTTTGAAATGGAGGAAAATTTTGACGAAAATATTCTTGATAATTCGTATTTTTCAGGCAGCACCGGCCCTATGATTGAAGCAATAAAGCAAACAAAAATGGTTTTTGATGCCATAAAAACAGGTAGAAAAAATATTCCATTAGATATTTTACCCTATTTTGAGCGTTTTAAATGACGCCATATCTGAAGCTGTAATGCTTCAGTACTATATCTTATTTTTTTAGCAGAACCTTCTACAGTTATTGGTGCTCCAGCCTTTACCCAAGCCCTCACAGTCGTCTTGCCCACGCCCATTTCCTCGCAAATTTCAGTCATATTTCGCAATATCTTTGGCACGTAGCTTATCTGCACAATCCCAGCTTCCATATTAATATCCCCCTATGAGGTCAGCAGGGCCGCCATATGACGACATGCTTCCACGATCAACCCAATCGGCCATAGGGTTTACGTCAATCTCAGCCAGGGCAAAGAACAGCGCGGCAGCAGCAGGGTAATCTGTGGGCTTGCCCGTCATATCTTCAGCTTGCAGTTTACCGATGGCATTCGCCCCTTCACACTCATCACCAAGGAAGAGAGTCTTTTCTGACAGCGTCCGGCGCTGCACCATGGCGTGGTAAAACGCCATCAGTCCTTCACCCTTGCCATGCCATCCCTGCGGATCGTCAAAGCGGATTATTGGCTTGCGCTCCCTGCGTCGCTCATCGTTTTTGTCATCAAGCATGAATGCGCGCGTGTCTGAAAGAGGTGTGGCCCATGAGCGCAACACAAAAGCCATAGTGTAAAGCTCAATGTACTCCACAAGTTCGCTCACGTCCGCGCTGCACTTTTCTGCCAACAGGCGCACGTCATGACGCCCACCAAGAACGTTCTGACGCGAGCGAGATTCCCCCAGAACGGTAACACAGCCGTTTCGCTCCCCGCACGGCCATACAAGGCTCCCAACGGTTCTGCGGTAAGATATGCCAGTTTCCGTATCGCATATGTATCTTTCGCGAGTGACAACGTCTGTGAGACATTTCAACCATGCCATATCCAATTCCTCCTATGAGAGGTCCATGCCTTGGCTTACGCCGCCACCAGACTGTAGCAGCTCGTCCAGAGCATCAACGGTAACGTCTACTTGGTCATCGTGCTGGTGAGTCATGCCGGGCGAAAACGCGGCAATCTCTCCAAGGTATGGTGAAAGCCATGGCGCATTTTCTGCCGATTCCGGTACCCACAGTTGTCCTGCGCGGATGAATGACAGGACGTTGTTGACCCTGCTTACCTTGTCAGTGCTGCGCTGCTTGGCAATGATCGGGATGTCCCGCAGGGCTGATTTGCGTCTGAGCCCTTGAATCAGGCCTGTTCCGCTGGCCTTGTCTTCGATAACGGCACCGCGAATGCGTGGGCGCTTTGGCCCTTTGGTCCTGTGGCTTTCAAGGAATCCGATAGCTTCCTGCTCAAGGTCAGGAACCTCCCATTTGCCGCGCAACAAATCGAGCAGGTACACGTTGATTCCGGCCAGCCCCCAAAAGCTCATAACTGAAAAATCGTTTATCTCTGCCGTCTTCATGGCGGTATCGAAGACGAACAGAACAGTGTGCACATCTGGCGGCGTAGAGTATTGCTGCAGCCACGACGTCTTGATCATGGCACCACCGGCAGGTGTGGGGCGTTGCTGGTACTGGGCACTCAGCGTGTACGGGTCCTTCTGCTTCAAGTCATTAAGGGACTCAAGGCTCTCTTTTTCTTGCCAATAGCTGCGTTCGTTTTCAGTGTCCTCGTCAATGATCGCTTGAATCTCCAGATGCTTGAACTCTGCTGCAAAATCCCCTGAAAGGGCATGGGCTGCCGGGTCATCCTCATGCAGGCGCTGCATTACCATGATTATTGGCGTATGCTCAGAGCTGGCTCGGCGGCTGCGGATTGTGCCTGTCAGCTTACGGTTAACGGCCTGCCTCTTGGCCTTGCTCCAGATGTCGTCGGCTTTGAGCGGATCGTCGATGATGATGGCACCGCTGAACCCTGGCCGGATGTAACCGGCACGGAAGCCCGTCACCTGGCCGCCTGAGCTTGTTGCGTACAGGCCGCCGGTTGTGCGTCCCATCATCTCCAAGTTCCAACGGTTTTTGGCTCGGCTGTCGTTTTTAATCTGCCGTGGCCACAGCGCCTGAAACTCCTCCAGAGTGACGATCTCGCGCACGGTTTCGGAGTTGAGCAGGGCAAGCTCTTTAGACCCTGAAAGGTGCAGGAAACGGCAGCTCTGGCTGCGCGCGAAGCACCAGGCCATGAAATGGATCACGGCCAGCTCTGTTTTTGTGCCGCCTGGGGGCATGGTTATAAGCAGATTTTTTGTTTCGCCCCGGTACACAGCCATCAGCTCGTCAGCCATTTTGGCATGGTGCCAGTTGACCAAAAACGGTTGGCACATGCGCGCCTGGAACATGACCGCCGTGAATGTCAGCAGATCAGCTTCGCAAGCCTGCCGGATGGCGGCTAGTTCGGACTCTGACGCCTTGGCAAACAGCATCAGTCATCATCCCCTGAAAGATCACCGGCCAGCACAGCGCGCACAACGCGGTCGGGCGTGGGGGCAGCAACGGGTGCCGCAACTGCATCAGCAGCTGCGCCTGCCTTGGCCTCAGTCTGCTGGGTGACAGTGACATTCGTCTGTGGGGCAGGAGCATGCACAGATGGTGCAAGGTTCTTACGCGCGCGTGAGAGCGTCTCAATGTCGTCTGGGCTCGTTGCCTCCATGGCTAGGGCAATGGCCCGGTCTGCCAGGGCTATGTCCAGTGAAGCCAGCATTCCCTCAGCCTGTAACCGCTCCTGCACGACGGTTTGCAAGGTGTGCCTGGTACGCAAGGGGAGCTCTTGCGTTTGCATTTCTACGGCGGCCATTTCTTTGACTGCCGCAACTTTTCTGGCGGCGAGCTCTTGCATTTGCCCCTGTATCCAGCTCTCAGATTTTGCCCGTCTGGACACGCTGCTGACGTTTACGCCGAATTTTTTGGCTACATCGCCAAGGCTGATCCCCCGAACCTCATATTCGGCCCTGGCGGCCTGCCACTGGTCATCTGAAAGTCTCGCCATAATTTGCCTCCCATTCCCCGCGTATCAGGTGGCATATTATCGCAGGACGAGTGGTGGCATCAAAATTCAGGTAAAAAATGGAGATAAATAGTATATAAAAATACTACAAGAAATTAATTATAATAACATATTTAAATAAAACATTTTTTAATTTATTAATTTTGATTTATTATGTTGACAAATCAAATTGAAGCGCGCATAAATAAATCAACGAGAGCGGGAAAGGGCAACGAACAAAAATTTCAACGACGGAGCACGAAAATGATTCGCAATATTAATGAAAATTACGGTTCCGGTATCATCGTCGCCGATGTTGACGAACTTAAAAACCTGATTACCGAGTGTGAGTATGACCTCCCCGAGGACGGATTGGTTGAGGGCCGCGACTACGAGAAAATAGACAACATTGCCCCTGACATGTTGTATTTGATTGAAAATTCCAATGGTTCATTTGTTACGGTTTCGTCTGACGAGTCGTCAGAGGCTGAGGAGGGAGGCGAGGAGGTTAATGAAATCCGTTTTGTTGGGGTATACGGCGGCAAAAATATTTATGCACTGGACCGCATCAACTATGGCTCATACAATAGGGTTCAGGGGTTGTACGTCGATTTGTACAGCGTGGCCATGTATGAGCATGATGACGCAAACGGAGAGGCCGTATACCTCGGTAATTTCAGCAGTTTTGGGGAATATGTGTCTATTGAAATTGACAGCTAGCATTTTATTTCCCCACACCTGTGGGGATTAACCAAAACAAAGACAGCAGGAGAACAACATGGGCACCAACATTTCTGACATCATCCTCACCGCCCCCGATGGTATCCGCTACATCCGTCCTCACGATGCTGCACAAATTACCGGTCTCAAGCTCGATGACACCTCGTATCTTATTCGCGCGGCAAATTACCGTCAGTACCGGCTGGTTGACGGTGACAATGATGTTGCAAAAACCGTTCAGACGATTTTTGTTCAGGACGTTCCCGGCGACCGATCCAACGGCACTGATCTCCCCCCGGTGGCCATGTTCAAAGCTGAGGATATTGAAAAAATTCTGCATGAGCAGAATGCCGAATAATGACCGCCTGGAGTTCATATGCCTGACGTAACCACACAAAAACGGCTGATTGACTATCTGGCCCTCTACAGCCGGGCATATCCTGAGGCCTGGCGAATGGCTGAAAAACTGCGGGCCAATCAGGATGAGATCGGCATTAAAATCTCACCATGGTGTTACCTGCCAGTTTCCGCATGGATAGCCATTGTTGAGAATCGGCATGGTGATATGACGCCGGAGACATCGCCGGATTTGATCACAGACGGCACGGCTCTGGCTGCTCTGGCTGGATGGCGATATACGCAGGGTATTTACCAGTTCAACGCTGCAGTATATGCGGCCCTGCTGGCCACGCCACCGTCTGGCGACCTGCCATGTGACGTGCTGCTGCGACTGCCGGAATGGTGCGTGTATATTGAAACGCCCGGCGGCATACCCGGAACATTCCCCGGCATCTGTGGCATGTTCATCCATCTGGATCACGGCGATGATGCCGACGCGCCAGCTTTCCGCGTTGTGCTGGATTTTGGCGACAGGCTCGGCCAGCCGATAAACATGGCTGTCGGGCCGTGGACTGTTGCCGACGGCATTGAGCGCACCAGGGTGGCAATTGTTGCTGAGCATCCCCACACCGCCGCTGATCTGGATGCAGAATTTATCAGCCAGGCCACGGCAACGGCCAATGCTGCTGTATCTCTGGCCTTGTACCTGTGTGCCGACGAGCCTGAGATTGACGGTTATATTGCTGGCAGTAAACCTCATTACCCCACGCCCAAACGAACAAAACGCGGCTGGCTGCTATACCCGCCGGACAAACCGAGGGTATGGCGCATTGGCGATCAGACCGGGTCTGAGATTGAACGTTTTTCCGGTCCGGCACACGCCCACGATCACAAGGGCCCGCGCCCCCATATCAGACGCGCGCACTGGCATGGGTTCTGGTCTGGGCCAATCAAACAGCGCGAGGGCGTTGAACTACCGCCACGCAGGTTCGGGTATAAATGGATTCCGCCAATTGCTGTTGGCGTAGGAGGAGACGATGAATAACGATCAGGCAGAAAAACCCAAACGCGGCGGGGCTCGGCCTGGGGCAGGGCGAACGCGTACAGGCAGGAAAAAAGCGGTCGGAATATACCTGAACGATACCGCGTTCGATGCCCTATCTGCGTTTGCACAAGAAAAAGGGCAAACGCCAGGGAAAGCCGCTACTGAGATGGTTGAACGATGCCTGCGTCGTTATGGTTTTTTCCCGCGGGATACGCCAGAACCTGGCGAGTAGCGATATGTGCGTCTAGCTCTGCCTGCATTGCGTAGACGCCCCCCCATTTCCTGACCGGAAAACCACGCGCAATTATGGTTTTCCGGTTCATTTTTAAATAATTCTCAATTTGTTGCCAGCCGTTGAGTATTTGCGCATAGCTCATTTTTGCTCCAGTCCATGTTTTACGCGGTCACGTTCCTCTGACCGCTTGGCGTTGTTGAACCTGTCCAGCGTCCCCACGAGAAAACCGGTTATCCTGCGTGTGCGCTCAAACCCCACGCCCCGGCCGAATGTGCGCTCATGCGGCATTGTCCAACTCCCACAATTTGCTGTATATTTCATCCACGAGCTTTCCGAATGGATAGCAAATGGCCTCTTCCTTCTCCATGTTATCCGTCCAGTGCCCGATAGCTTTTGAGCCCGTTGCCCTTATGTAATGGGCGATGGCGTGCAAACATTCGTGAGCTACAACCTCCATGTCCCATTTGTCCCTGACGAAATGGATTGAACCAACAACCCGCATTGGCCGACGCTTGCGCGTAATCATGTGTCTGAAATATGGGTGCGCACAATGCATGCCATCCGCCGGAGCAGAATCAGTAATTTTTTCATGAAACATTTCTCTGCTGGGCCAGAGAAAAACTTTCCAATGAACATCAAGCCCGCCAGAAGCTTTAAAATGTTCTACCTTGCACTCGCCTTCCATCACGCATCCTCTCGGTTGTATTTGCGTACTGCGGGAGCAATCACGTCCAGCGTTTCGTCCTCGACCCGCTGCGGCCCCTCCAGTTTGACCGCAATCCGCAGCTCCCTGACCTCGCCCTCGATCACCTCCAACCCGTATTCGTCGCCCCTGCCTGCCCATTCACTGGCCGGGTGTTTGGTGCGGGCGTGGACCAGCCTGCGCGCTATGGCCTCAAGGCATTTGCGGCCCTGGGTCAGATCCCCGTTGCCGAATATGAGCCGTATGGTTTTCCATGGTATGTGCTCTGTTTCAGCGATCATACTGTGCCTCCTGGTGCACATTGGACACATGGCCCGTCCAAAGCTCGGCGGCAAATAGGCTGGCAACAATGATGCACAGGGCAAAGAATACGACAAAAATTGATTCTTTCAGCATAACAACGCCCCCTGCCCTGGCGCGCCGGCCGATTTTTTTCGGGAGGCTTTGGCTTTTGTACCGGGGATGCAATAGCTGTCAGGGCTCAATTCCTGAATCTCAATCTCCCAGCGCGGCGTGCCGTCGGTGTAGTATTTGCCCGTTCCGCTGAGGTATCCCACAACTAGGGAGTCGTCCCGCCAGATCTCCATCTGGGTTATGCAATCCTGAATTTGCTTCAAAAAATTGTCAGCGTCGGGCTTGGTGATGGGTCGAACAATGTGTTTCAGGGCCGCAGCGTGGAATTCTTTGGTGCTGCCATTGAACCAATCCGGCGCAGTCTTTTGCACTTGGAGAAAAACTTTAACCCCAAGCATGACTGCGCAGTTTATCTGGCGTTCTGGCTTATGCTGGGCCAAGAACGCCTTGATGGTCTCCTCGTTGCTTACCTGCTCTTTCTTCTTGTGGGCATTGCCGCGCACCTTGCCGTTGCCGAGCTTGATCGCACCAACAGCTGTTCGCATTTGCGCGGTGGGCTTGATGGGGATGATAAATTTAATCATGGAGCACACCTCTACTGGGTTATTTCGAGGACGCGGCCAAGTATGGCGCGAGAGGATTCGGGTTTGGATGAAACCAGCGCAGCAATTCCCTGAGATCCAAGCTCCATGACATGCTCTTTGCCGTGCGCCAGCTTCCACGATTCTACAAACTCGCGGCGGCGCCATTCAAGTTTCTCAGTTTCCCATGAACAGGCTGCATCCCAACCGCCCATGCCCCGCAGCACATATGCCGTTGTCACGCAGAACTGAGGGCAGTTGTATCGGCCATATTTTCCGATGTCGGCAATGAGCTTATTCCATTCTGCTGCCGCTGCCATGTCCAGCGCATGTTCAGGCTGAACAAGTCCAATGGCTTCATCAATGCTTATGCGCAGCACTGCATAGGGCGGCAGTGTTTTATACACATACTTTTCTATGACCCTGCTGACTCCAGCTTCCACAGCGTCGGCTGAATAATGCGAAAGCAGATTAAGCCAAATTCCAAGCAAGCTTTCTGAAAACTCTTTCCCAAAATTGGCAGCAAGGGCCATTAGGGCTGCAAGTTTTCTTTCATCTTCTGTCTGCTGTCTCATTGTTGTGCTCCCTCAGTTGCGCCTTCGCGTCTTGCCAAAATCCGCTGTCCGGCCTCGAAGGTTAGCCTGGCAGCCCTGTCTGCTTGAGATTCTTGCCCTGGCGAATCACGTCCACCCTGGGTGCGCTGCTTCGGAGGAGGGGGAGTCCTTTTCCAGTACCCTTTGCCTAGGAAGTTGCTTGCGAGGGGGATGAATGCCCCGTTGTCGGTATTCCACTGTTCGGACTTCCCCCACACTTCCAGTGCTGCAAAAAGGTCACACAGGCCAGGCAAGGCGCGCTTTTTGCGTTGCGTCTTCCATGCAACCCACGCTGCATCGTCGTCCCTGTGAGTGTCAGGATATGCGTCCATGAACTGGACAAAGGTGATGTCTGGGGTGTCGTCGTCTTGCGTTTGATCCCCTGCATCGTTTGGCACGGTATCTGCTACGCGCGCGTCCGCGCCCGCAGTAAGATATATATTCTTATTCTTATCCTTCTCCTTATCCTTATCAGGCGTAGGGGCTTCGGTAGCACCTTGGGAGGGACTTTGAAGGGGCTTTGAAGGGGCTTCTGAACCCCCTTTGCAAGGGGCTTCCGTCATTCCGAAAGCATGACCATATTTTTCAATAAAAGCAGATAGTAATGAGCACTTTGGAAGTCGTTGCCATTCTGAGGCAATCCACTTGGCGCGATTGTCGGTAGGCTTGACAGTTTCACCGATCTGAAACTTTGCCATGTTGAACACCCACACAACTTCAGCCTCTTCGTCGTAGGTGCAGAATTTTGCATCTATGCACTGATGCATGGCTGCCTGAGCGCGTTCTACGGGTAAATTCAGATCGTGGGCGACGTACATGATTGGCATGTAGTACAGTCCGAACACATTGCTGTGCGGCGATGTAAGCAGATACATGGCCACAAGCATTCCGTCAGGGCCAGCCTTGCGAAGGGTTCGCCCGGTGTCTCCTGTCCAGAACTGGGGGGCAATCATCGCAAAATCACGCATAGCTCCCCCCGCGTATCTGCCGCCACTGGTTGAATGACGGAACGCCATCGAAGAGTTCCTTAACTTTGGGAGGGCAGGATGGCTCAAGGCAAAACTTGCGCTCAAACGCCTTTTTCTCCATCAGTTCCGGCTCGGCCTTGTTTGGGTACTGCACAAGCCACCCGTCGCGGTCTTTGACGCAGTATGCGACGACATACGGGCGGCAAAGGGTTATTGCGCGGACGACGGTGCGAGGATTGAATTTTGTTATATCCATGGAATCTCCTATGCCATTCCATACGCTTCATCGTACGTCGGCCCCCAGCATGCCCCGTGATACCCCGCCAGGTGCTTCTTCTGACATTCAGGGCAACGCCGGGTGCTCGACACTCTGCCGCAGTCCACGCAGCGGTTAGCAAGCGGCGGATCTACCGGGCCAAGGTCGGGGTCTTCGAGCTTTTCCTTCGCAAGGCGATTCTCTGCTACCACAAACCAGCTCTTGACCTTGAGCGACACGCTGCTGCGTCCACGGCCGAGTTTTTTTGCGCACCATGTTGCTGTGTGCTCCGGGTAATGTTCCCGCAGGAACTGCAGCTCGGCGTCTGTCCATGGGCGGCCACACATTATGCGTCTCCCCTGGGCAAGCTGCGTTCAATCCCGCAGGCAGATGCAGGAGGGCAGAACAGTGCATCAATGCCACGGCCTACGGCTACAGTGCGGCCAGATATTGCCCGCGCCTCACCGGCCATGAGGTCAAATCCCAATGCCTGAGCTGCGGCCATGCCCTCAGACAACACGGAGCAGATCGGCTTTCCGGCTGGCAAGCTGGAGCGGTGTCCCTCCAAAGCATGCACAAGCAGGCGTACGGCGCGCAGGTGTTTTTGTTTTGTGCGGGTGTCCATAGTTATTTGGCCTCCTTTCTGCGGGCGCTGCGTGTGTACTCGCGCGCCTCGACAACGAAATTTGTGTGGCCTTTATCAGGCAGAAACATCACCAGAACCTCCACCATGGCTTGCGGTTATTGTTTCCAGAACAGCATTGCGCCTTGCTCAGAAGCGGATAACAACGTGTCCTGTCCCTGAACTGGGCAATGGGCAGGAGCTTCGCCATAACGACACGGCAGTCTTCGATCAAATCGTTCATGAGGCCGCGCACGTCGCGGGCGCACTCAGGGTCAATGCCGCTGAGTTCAGAGTCTGCAAGCCTGCGCTGCGCATCTCCCAGAGTGGCAGACACGCGGGCAACGGCAGTCAGCACCTCAGCGCGGGAGGTAGCATGGGGAATATCGCAGAGGGCGCGGGTGTCGGCCTGGGCCATGATCCATTGAATGAGGATGTTGTTGCCCATGACGCGGCACAGGGTGGGGATTTTGTCGATAGCTGGATTATAGCCACCATCGCGCTCTAAATACTGGCGTATGATGCCAGCAGGGATTTTCGACGCCTTGGAAATTTCTTCCACGGTCATGCCAGACACGTTCTTGGCAAGCCGCATGGCTTCTGTGGCGCTCATTGTTTCGTAATCTGGCATTGGTCTGTCCCTTAATTTTTTATTGTGCTGCCGGGAGTAATTTGCCCCCGGCAGCGTTCTTCCTGTAGGGTTCAGTCACCACAACTCAAACCCTGATACTGGGAGGAACATCATGGAAATTTCAAAGGTTAATCTGTCTGGCCTGTCGAACGAGCAACTTTTGATTGTCGCTTCGCAGCTTTCCGCAGCAACGGCCTCCGCTTCCCCACGGCTCGAAAGTGAGCAGAAGGCAAGAGAGCAGGCATGGCGTAACCTTGAACGCTATTACTCTCTTCTTCTTGAATTGAAGGATAAGGGGACTTCTCTTTTGTCTGCCGGGATGGATTTAAGCTAGCCTTCTCCATCAGCGTACGGATCTTTTTCAGTTCAATATAACAGCCGCAGAGTATGTCGCGGCCATGCCATGCCTCGCCATCGCGGGGCATGGTCTTTTTGCATTTCTGGCAATAAAAGACCCGCGCCGAAGAATCATCAGCGGTAAATTGACGAATCATTTGATCGCCGCAATGTGGGCACAATGGGGGAGGAGGAAGCTTGCTCATTGTGTATTTACCCTCGGTATTTACATAGTTATTTCCCATTCAAGCCATGACATTATGGGACATGGCAGAATCCAAACTTTCTTTCCGAGCCCACATCACACCAAAACGGGGCCGCCTGCTTGTCACCGTTGTCTCGCCGCTCATGCCCACACCTCTGTACCGAAGCTACCCCGGCGATATGCCGCAGGATGCCGCCGTCGAAAGGGCGGTGGGACATGCTGCTAATCAGCTTACGGGTGGGCAGCCCGTGCAGATTCGTGCGGTATGGCAGGCGCTGTTGAACTGATATCGGGCATATCCTCCACAGCCTCTTTCGCCTTGAGCAGAATGTAGTCGGCGGTGCGCTGGGGAATGTTTGCCCGGCCGTTCCTCAGGGCGCAGTAATGATCAATGGTAATCCCAAGGTGCATTGCAGCGGTGCTGTGAGTTCCATATCGCAACTTGAGGGCCTCAAAGGCCTCCATAAGTTTCTCATCCATGGTGATCTCCTTTGCCTTAATGCTACGAGAAAAACTCGTAGGAATCAATACGAAATGCCCGCATTGATTTTAGTCGCTTCTCAACTAAGGTAATTTTATGAACAACTATGACTTTGAACGATCCATAGTCAGCGTAATCGCTGAAATAATTGATAGCCGAGGGTTAAAGCACGAACCCTTGGCAGAAGAGGCTTGGCCGGATAAAAAGGATGCAGGCAGGACTTGGCAGGACATAAGGAACAAAGTCCCACCGCAAAAACTGACCATGAGAGATGCATATGGGCTTGCAAGGGTTTTGAATTTGAGTATGTCAGCTATATGCGGGATCGTAGAAGGAAGAGCGATACAACAACAGGCAGCCGTCCAGGCAGCCTGTCAGGAAAAAAAGAAGCAGGAAGAAGAAGGCAAAACCTGTGGATGTCCGCCAGCTGAGCTTATGGAGCGTGATCCCATCTACAAGAATTAAACAGTAACTAAAAGAAATGGGGATATTATTGGATGAAAAAAATTATTGTCGCTATTTTAATAGCGATACTTCTTTTCATAATAACAATAGTAGGAAGCATACTTTGCTTTAAATTTGGATTTACAGTAGGAAATTACAATAAGTATGCAGCGATATTTCATCCATTAGCGATTCCTTTTTTGCTGGCATCATATTATTATTTATCTGCAAAAATTTGGAAGATTTTATTCAATAAAAGCAGTTGCAGTGATGCAGTAGAGTATGGAAATTCTCAAGATGTGTCTGAAAGCAAAGAGTGTAATAAATCTAATGATATTGAGCACGTCTTCATAGGCGATGAAATTTTTGATGAATGGGTTCTACTGAAATCATCTTCAGCTGAAGCCGCTGAGATGGCTACTCAAAATACCCCAGAGGGTAAAGCTATTCGCGTTAGATTAGAAGAATACGGCCATCTAATGGCCCTTGATAAAGCAGAATTCTTCATTCTTAAGGCGCGCTTGGAATCTTTTCTCCCGAAACTGAAAAATGGTTTTAATCCCAATAGTCAAGAATAGTGATGTTGGGCAGCCTTTGGGGTGGTCATGAAAACGATAATTGCAGCAGCAATTTGTTTTATGTTGCTTTCAAAGATTTCTTTAGCATCCTGCCTTGATGATGGCATGTTGGGTTACATGGATAAAAGTGCACCTGAGGTGTCTGTTTTAGCATTCCCACAGTGCGTACGAGCAAACCAATGTTCAATTGCAAAAAATGAATTAGAGAAAGTAAAAAAATATGACGATGTAAAATATTCCTTTTTAAAGGGGTGCGCTTTGGCTAATGGTGACTGCTTTAAGCAGGATCTATTGGAAGCCGAGCGACTACTCACCTCATGCTCAAAGCGAAGCTACACTTGCAAAATAGCTCTCTTTAATTTGTATTCATTTTATGGTGAAGATCCTAGGAATTACGAGCAGTTTGCACTCGAACTAGCCAATAACAGGTATATTGGCGCGTATGGCTTTCTCGCGGACTTATATGGGAGCAGAGGGACCATCGAGGGTATTGCATACGGATATTTTTGGGGAAAGCTTGTGCTCATGGATTTTGAGGCGCAACTTCGCGGGCATGATAGATTTGAATATGACAATAAGGCGTATATTGCTCCAGATGTAAAACGCAGACAGCAACTGCTTTCAGATATTGAAAATGTGTCATCCTTATTAAAACGATTTGAATACCAACTTCCCAAAGGTGTCGTTGTAAAAATAGACAAGATTTGTTTCAAATATATGTATGATGTTAGTCCAAAAAATAAAGCAGACTCTGGTAGATTTACTGAGAAAGACCCATTATCTGGCATTGCGGATGTGTACGGAGTTTACATACAAAACACAACTGGCGCTATAAAAAGCAAACAGAAGATTCATTCAGCCCCATCAAAAATTCCCAAGCCAGACAGAATCCAAGAGTATGAGAACTCTGTGCTGGCGCTGCTGGGGTGAATTTTTATACTATAGGAGTCAATTATGCCTGAATTCGGATTCACAATGTTCCGCGGGAATCCCCATAGTATGCGCCTTTATACACTTGGATCAAATTTCGATCATAGCGGCGCTGTTTATATCGTTTTTTGCGAAAAGAGTTTGACTGGAAGCTCTAATTATATTCCATGTGATCCCATTTGCATCGGAGAAGCAGAGGATCTTTGCAATGCGATTGCTGGCGTAACTAACTGGGATTGCCTTAAGGAACACGGCGCAGACAGCATTGCCATCATGTGGGAAAAAAATGAAAATCGCCGACGTGAAATTGTCGGCGATCTGTTGGAGTATTATTCAGAAGTCCCTTGCGCCCCGTTTTGATTACTGGAATTCGCTTCCCACTTTACCGGGCGTACCGGCTTACCGAATGTTCGCCTGTATCTTTCATGCAGAGCCCGCGTGTCTTCAGGGTGCGACGTAACCTTCGCCGAAACTTCAGCAATAGCCTTGTCCTTTGCGGTGGCCGGATTCCCAAAGGCGTCCAAGGCAATGGTAGCCTCTACGCTTGTAACACAGTCAGGATTAAAGCTGCCAACTTCTGCAAGAATCTTCACCAGGTAATTCTGCAAGCTTAGTCGAGAATTTCCCCGCACGCTTCTATCTGGCAGCTTCGGGCAGCCCATGCTCACCCAATATTCATAGAGTTTCCCAGAAAATTCAGCCCATTCCTTTGAGTACTTAAGTATTTCTTCTGTTCTACCAAGCCCTACAGATGTACTCCATTGTGCGGCCAGTTTTGCCGTCATCGTGACGTATTCACTATCTTCAGAAAGAAGTGGTTGGACCACGTCTTTTCCATCCAATGAGCAATCCAATTTTTTCTCCCCCATTCCAATGCTCCTCCCCGCCCCTCAACCGAGGGGCTTTTTGATTTTCTCGTGCATGCTTTATTCAGACAGTTCGGGGCATCCTTGACGAGACCAAAAACTGATCAATTTTGGCCCCATTTTCTTCATGATGATTCCATTCAGGACTTCAGCCATGCGCCGTGCGTAGCTTTTTAATTGAATACTCTCGGCTGTTTCTATCCCATCAAATAATTGGATAGGAAGCTCATTCTCCTTGCAGTATGCGGAGATCACGGCTTCCTTGATAGCAGACTCCACCCTCCTCATATTTCCCTCCTGCGCTCCTTCAGATCCAATCCCGCCCTCGATCTCATTAGCTCTGTCAATTCCGCTCATACCTTTCGTCCTCCTTGCCCCCGCCTGGGGGCTTTTTTGTGCCTAGTGGCCTCTGTTGGCATATTTTGAATTAAGTTTCTTAATTCGTCTACGAGAAAAACCCGTAATTAGTTCTTGCGCAGTACGAGAAAAACTCGTAGTGTGTACTTGCCAACGAGGAAGAGGTTGCGAACGCGTGTTTCGGCACAGAGTAGCGAACTGAATTCTCAATCGGCAGCAACTTGGCGGCATGGAGGCCCGGCCACAAGTCGGGTGCTGGGAGCAAGAGGCCCAGCCGTAAGCGCGATAGAGGCCATTCAAAAGTTGTCAAGGGTTTCAAGCTGGGACTGGCCCGGTGCGGAAGGGGCAGGGGTGAAAAGATATCGTCGCACACCGTTAACGCGGAGCGGCGTTACCCGATGCGGGGCACATAGCCCGCCGTAGGGCGCAAGGTAGCTGTTGACCGACCATAGCAGCGGAATTTCTTTCATACCTCTCTGGGCATTGTCCGGGGAGGGCTGAAGGAACTTCAACAAATTTGCGCCGCGTTGGGATGGCTTCTGTCGCTGGCGCTTAGGCCGTGAGCATCGGGTTTGCGGCCTTTAAAAATTGCCGCGCTGTACAGGCTACGCGCGGGAGGGCCGTTCCATCGGGGGACGGCCTTTTTTATTACAAAAAAAGGATGATTACCATGAGCCATGCCTCCGAGGCGACTATTCAATTTGAAACGGAAGAGGCGTTCCTTGCACACGCGAAGAAACTCGCAATGCTCAAGCCCGGTGATGTGTTCTATGCGCCGGGTGAGGACGGAAAGCCCGTAGCCATTGTCTTTGTCGGGTGGGAAGATCATTGCACGTCCGCTGAAGGCTGGTACTGGGACAAAGACGCCGACAACCGTGAAATTTGCGCGGCCAGCATTGGCATTGGCATTATTTTCTTTTCCAAAGAGGAATGCGCAAATGTAACGTTGAGCAAGCAGTAACTATTTCTTCTTTCAAAGACGACATCTAGCCCGAGCAAAACCGCTCAGGCATTTCACATATGCACATACCTGGTGAACCAGTCAGGGAGGAATCAATGATCATCAGCGTCAACCCTCGGCAATCGGGGGAACAATCCTCCCATGGCTCTGTAGCAGTGAGGCACACCGTTAAGGCCGGTGGATAGCCGCTGAACAGAACAACTGCCATGGGGGCAATCGAAGGCCGGGGGTGTTTCCCTTCCCCCGGCCTTTTCCATTTTTAGCAACGGGGCGTAGCGCAGCCCGGTAGCGCAGCTGCTTTGGGAGCAGCAGGTCGCTGGTTCGAATCCAGTCGCCCCGACCAATTTTCAAATGGAGTCTGCCATGTGCGAGCACTTGGGAGAATACAACCGTGGGCACAGGTCTTTTGGTGACGACATCCCAGGATGTTGCCAGGGGGCATATTACCCCGGCGACGAGCCGGGATACCGTTGCAAACTCAATGGAGAACTTTGCGATCCAGATCAATGTCCATTGGCAAATCTGGATTGCGAGAAGGAGTCCACTCAATGAGCGCGCGCGACATTCTGATCGTTCTGCTTGGCGTCATGTCCCTTCCGCTCGTCATCGCAATCGGCGAGCGCCTGGGGGGATAACATGAGGATGTACATCTACCGCAAAGGAAGCCTCGTAGTCCTCAACGGAACTCGGGCGCAGATCATGGAAAAGATCAAGGCTTGGTGCCCGTCAGGTTTTCTTATCGAAATATTTAGCCGTGGGAGGGCACAATGATGGCTGAGGCTATCAAAATTCGCGCATCGTCGCTGGCGGAGTTGTTCGATTGCCCAGCAAGGTTTGAGGCGAAATACGTCAAAGGGCTGCGCTTGCCCGCATCGGATGCCGCGCGCCTTGGCACTGCCGTACATGCAGGGGCCGCGCTTTTCGACCAGCGGATCATTGAAGGTAATCCCCTTACGCCCGATGAAGCTGCCGGGGCCGTGGTGGACGCCATCCACCACCCTGATGAAGAAGTGGACTGGGGAGAATCTTCCCCACGCGAAGCGGAGAGCATCGCCTTACCCCTGCACAAGATGTACTGCGAGCAAATAGCCCCCCTGCAGTCCTACATTGCAGTTGAGGCAACCTGCGACGATCTTCCCATAGAAGACGTTGCCCTGGTTCTTACCGGGACCCTGGATCGTATCTACGAGACGAGCGGTTGCTTGGGCATTGGCGATATAAAGACAGGCAAGAGTGCTGTTGCCGCCGACGGCAAGGTTAATACCAAGGGCCATGCCGCCCAGATGGGCGTGTACGAGCTTATGGCTTCCAGGGCAACGGGGCTGCCCATTGATGCCCCTGCAAAGATTTTTGGCCTGCAGGTCGCAAAAACCGACAAAGGCCGAAGGGCAGGGGTCGGGGAGATATCTGGCGCACGCTCCCTGCTTGTAGGGGGCGATGAAGGACCAGGTCTTCTCACTATTGCTTCTAACATGCTGCACAGCGGCCTGTTTTACGGAAATCCCAAATCGCAAATCTGCGGAGAAAAATACTGCCCGGCTTTCCATGTGTGCCGGTGGAGGAGGTAACTACCATGACTCAGGCCGCAACCACACCCCAAGCACCGCGCCCCGGCGTTAATCCGACAAGCCTTGCTGAACTCAAAGCATCAACTCGCAGCCTCCCTGCTGAAACCCAGATTGGTTTTTTCACGGCTGGCGGGCTTGATCTCATGCAAAGAGCGGCGCACCTGCTCTCCAACTCGACGCTGGTGCCGAAACAATACCAATCCCTGTGGGTCAAGCGCGACAAATACGGCAACCAGGAAGGGCAGCCAACCCAAAACCCCAACGCCATTTCCAACTGCGTGCTGGCCTTGAACATGTCACAGCGCCTTGGCGCCGACCCGCTCATGATCATGCAGAATCTGTACATCGTCGAGGGGCGGCCAGGCTGGTCTTCGCAGTTCATTACGGCGGCCATTAACGCCTGCGGCAAGTTCAGCCCTTTGCGGTTCGAGATCGAAGACCTTGGGGAGAAGAACTTTGAGTGGTCGGAAAAAGTGTGGGAGCAGAACCCACAGAATGGCCGCAACTTCCGCAAGGACGTGTCCAAGAATGCTCGCCTTCGTAATATGAAGTGCGTGGCTTGGGCCATTGAAAAGGCCACTGGTGAGCGCATTTCTTCGCCTCCCGTCAGTATTGAAATGGCAGTCCTTGAAGGCTGGTATGGGAAGGACGGTTCCAAGTGGAAGACCATGCCGGAAGTCATGCTCCGGTACCGCGCCGCTTCATTCTTTGGCAAGCTCTATGCCCCTGAGCTCCTCATGGGCATTCAGACCGCCGAAGAAATTCACGATACCATCGACCTGTCGGAAATGTCGCCTGGATCGTTCGGCTTGGATGAAGAACCGAAGCCAATGACCATGGACGACATTAAGGCGACGCTGCCCCAGGCTGCCCCCGGCGAACACATAGACATGGATACCGGGGAGGTTACACCGAAAGAACCTGTCCCGGCCCGGGCGAAAGCGCCCACTCAGGCACAGCCCCCCGTTCAGAAAGAAGAACGTGCGGAACCAGCGCCGCAACCCCAGCAGCAGAACAGCCAGAACCCCAATGCCTTTCCATGCCCGCGTACGGATGGGGCCACGATGGTAACGGAAGCCGACTGCGAAAAGTGTAATCAGCGTACCCGCTGCCCTGAATGGGCCGTTGACCTTCCTGAGGAGGGTTAAGCCATGCCGCTGGAAAATTCTCGAATGAAGCTCCATGTCAGCCCGCCAGCAGTCAGTTTTGATTTTGCTGGTCTGGTTGCATGGGCCAGGGGCATGACAGGGAAATTTGAAAATCTGGTTGTGACAGAAGATCAAGTTCCCGAAATAAAGGAATGCATGGCCGAACTGAACAAGGCCAAGATCAGCCTGGACAACTCCCGAAAGGAGACGGTCAAAGAGTTGAGCGCCCCCCTCAAGGCTTTTGAGGGGCAAATCAAGCAAGTAACGTCCATCTTCGACGAAACCTACAAGTTCCTGAGCGACCAAGTACAGCACTTCGTTAAGCAGGAGCGCGAAAAAAAGCGCGAAATTGTTCAGGCTGCCATTGCGGAAGAGCTGGCCGTCAGAAAGGATGAAGTCCAAGCCTTTGCAATCCCCATACAGGACAAGTGGTTGAACAAAACCACAAGCATTAAGTCCATCCGCGAAGCTGTCCAGGGCATCATTGACCAGCGCATCGAATCGCTGCGGTTGCAGCAGCAGGCAGAGCAGGCGAGAGCAGAACGGGCCTCGGCCATTGAGCAAGCTGTTAAGGCGGCAAACGCTGAATACCACCTGGAGCTATCCGTCGCCCAGTTTATGACCCAGTGGCATGTGAGCCTCTCAACGCCGCTCGATGATGTATGCAAAGACATTACCGGCGCAGCACAACGCGAACTGGCGCGGCAGGAAGAACGCAGTGAACCAGCCCCAGCAGCCAGACGGTGGGTTGCTCCCCAAACGTCTGCGGCTACCGGCGTTACCACGGACCCTGCGGCTGAAGCAGGGCCGGACAAAACCATGTCCATCATCATCACATACAGCCCTGCCAAGGAGGGCGAAGTGCGCCTTGCCCTGGCAAAGCTGAGGGGCCTGTGCACGACATTCAGTGCCCGCGCCCGCCAATAGTTTCCCTCCAACTCACACACCCTCCACAGTGCCCGCGGCGTTCTCATTGCGTCGCGGGCGCATAATTTTTAAGGAGCACAACATGCCCAGGAAGAAAGCCAAGGCGCTCCCGCGCCCTGAGCCAGAAATGTTTACGGTCTGCGGCGATATCGTACAGGAAACCGAAGACGCCATTCTGCTTGTGTGTGATGGCGATGACGTTTGGCTGCCCAAGAGCCAGATTGAATACGTCGGTGAACGCGGTGACATGAATGTCGAAGTTACGCTGCCCGACTGGCTGGCTGACGACAACGGCCTGGTCGATGGCCAAGGGGTTAAGGCTGCTGAAAGTGATGGCCAGCAGGAACAGCCACTGGAAACCACGTCCGAGCCTGAGCCTGATCCCAACGCTACCATGGCCATCACCCTGACCATCCACGCCTTTTCGGAAGATGGCGAAACGGCCACGGTTGAAGACCGCCACGCCAACACCGCCGACATTTCCACGGCCTCCTTTACCCACGACGAGAGCGAAATCAACGTGGGCGACACTGTTTTGTGCAACGTCCTGGCCAGCGCGGTTGAACCGACAGGCCTTTGCCCTGACGACGTGCCCGATGAAAGCGCCTGCGCCTCTGACGATGGCCCCGAAGCCTCTGAAGAATGTGATCCCGGTGAAACTCTGCCGGTGTGCTTGCGGGGCCGGGATGTGCACTGGCTCAAGAAAGAAACCTGCACAAAGGCTTTCCCGCTGTCCGACGAGGACAAACTGGAACTTGGTAGCAAAATGGCTGCTGCGCAGGCCAAGATCGACCAGCTTGAAGATGAACTCGCCAGCGTCCGCAAGAGCTTTAAAAACCGCATAGAGGAACACCAGGAGGCATTGAGCAAGGCTGCCGAGGAGTTCCGCTTCGGCAAGACTGAGCCACAGGACGTTGAATGCGACGTCTATCAGGACTTTGATTCCGGCGAAGTCGTGTACGTCACTGCCGACGATGCCGCAGAAGAAATTATGCGCCGCCCCATGACTGCGGACGAACGCCGCCCGACGCTGTTTGACGGCCCGCCTTCCATCAAGGGGCATTCCGCACCGCTCGGTGAAGACCAGCGCAACAGAATCGGGACGACGGAGCCCACGCCTCAGACCTGGGGGCACACCTGCGTTGACTGCGGACACATGCCCAACGCTGACGACGGCACCCAAGCTGATGAATGCGCCAACTGCTCACAGACCGTTGAGGGCGGCGTGGACAACTGGACGCCTCGCCGTGAGTGCTCCACCTGCAACTACAAGAGCATGGCCGTCAATATGCCCCCTTGCAACACCTGCATGCTTAACCCCCAGGCAGAAGCCAGCGCCGATGACGACAACTGGATCTCTGCCGGAAACAAGCCCGCAGAAAGCCCTGAAATGGATGAATCCACGGCGGAAGAACTTCAGGCCGGTGAGTCCCTCGATGAAGAAGCGGCAGAGCAGCCCCCGCTTGCCCTCGGCGGCGACCATCAGCCCGCTTCTGGAGCCGCCATCCAATGAGCGGCTTCGATGATCCGAATCGCCCAGAGTGGCGTGGAAAGCGCAAGGTAAAAAATTTTGCGCACATCTACGCATCATGCAAGGGCGAGCGGCTCAGTGATGGCAAACCGTCCCGCGCCTGCAAAAAGTGCGGGACGGTTTCGAAAAAGAAAAAGTGCCCCATCTGCGGGTGCGAACAATTCAAAAAACTGTAGGGGCCCGGCATGAGGGATAAGAAGATACTCTGGGTAGACACAGAGACAACTGGCACAGACCCCGGCAAGAACGGCATCATTCAGCTGGCTGGCGTACTTGAAATAAACGGTCAGGAAATCAGCAGCTTCGATTACAAAATTCGGCCTTTTGCTGACGACGTTATCGAAGAAACGGCACTCGCCGTGAACGGCTTTACGCGGGAGGAACTCGCCGGGTTCATGCCACCGCATGACGCGCGCGTTTCCTTCGTTCAAATGCTTTCTGCTCACGTTGACCGCTACGACAAGCGCGATAAGTGCTTCTTCGCGGGCTACAACGGCATTTTCGACCTCAATTTCTTGCACTCCTTCTTCAAAAAGTGCGGCGACCAGTACTTTGGCTCTTACGTCTGGTGGCCCAGCATCGACGTATCCGTCATGGCCGGACATGCCCTCATGGGCGTGCGGCATGAGCTACCGAACTTCAAGCTGGAAACCGTTGCCGCCCATTTCGGCATTCAGCCCCAGGGCGAAGCCCACGACGCCATGACCGACATCCGTATGACCATGGAAATATACCGCCGCTTGGTATCAAGCGGCCAAACAAGCGCATAGGCGCAAAGGAATCGAATGCACATACTCGAAGCAGGACAGCACCGATTTACTACTGTTCTGGTTTTGGACGAACCAGGCGCTGGCGGTGCTCACCACGAATACAGCCATGACCAACGGTGGGCCGCGCATACCGACACGCGGGAGGAATTATGAGCGACACTACGATCACGCCGGAGGAACGGCTTGAAAAGCTGATTAAAACGGCTAAAGACGCGCTTGCGAACCTGAAGAATGCCAAGAAAGCCACGCAACGCCGCGAGGGTGAAACGATCAAGGCATGCCGCATCCGTGGTGCAACGGCTGATGAAAAATTTAGGCAGCATCAACGATATATGCACGAGATACACTGTTTAGCCGTGGAGCTTGGTCTGTGTGCTCCGCAGCCTGAGAGGTATGGAGAACGCCGCCTGTCTCTGGGGTTTGGTCGAGAAGTGCGCGAATTTTGGCGTGAACCGGAGGGGTACAAAAATGTGTGACACGATCACGGGATTCGTACATCTCGATAAAATTGCGGACGAAATCGGCGACGAGGCTGGCACTTGTGATGCCGACTATGCTTTCCAGCGGGCCGCAGCACAGATGATCTATGATTTGCGCAACGCACTCGAACAGGCCGATGCCCGCGCCGAGAAGTCAGAAAAAGAACTTGCGGGCGCTGATGCTGAAATTGCCGAACTGCGAGATGAACTTGAAGACTCTCGCGGCACTGAGAAAGACGCGCCGAATGTGCTGTGCGCCATAGCGCGTCTGGCTGGAGTTTTTGAGCACTGCCAAGAGATTGGCGATGATATGGGCGAAATGACGCTTGACGCTGTGCGTGATCTGCTTGCGGAGAAGCAGAAGTCCGAGGCCGAGAACGCGCGGCTGACCAAGGAGCGGAAGTGGCTGGCTCAACGGTGCGCAATGCACTGCCACGACAAAGATCGCGATGATATTCTGTGCTCTAATGATACCTGTGACATACAGACATGCTTGGGCGCGTCTGGAGAGGAATGGGAACGATCCGCCCGCCGGGCCGTGGATGCGGGTGATGAAGCATGCCAGAAGTAATCTTGCCCTGCCCTGCGTGTAGCAGCACTGATTGTGAATGCCTGGTTTGCACGATCAATGCAGACGAGAGCCAGACCATACATTTCCACATGGCGTGCAACAAGTGTTTTACATCGGGGCCAATTGCAGATGATGCTGAATCAGCAAAAAAACTCTGGGATTCCCTACCCCGCGCCCTGCCGTGGACTAACGATCCGCCGAAGGTGGCGGGGTGGTACTGGTGCAGGCTGAGCAGGCTAAACATGGCGCGTTGTGTTGAAGTTTATGGCTCGGAGGACGGGCTGAGATGTGGAAGCGGCGATAGCTGGCAAGAGCCGTCAATGCCCGTTGAATCCGAAGGTTTTGAATGGGCTGGCCCCATTGCGCCGCCAGTGGAGGGGTAGAAGTATGGACATAATTACCAATGAAGAACTGTCCAGGCTCTACCACCTCGCGTGTATGGCCACGTATTCCCCTTGGGACTTGGCAGACTTTGATCGTGAATCCATAGACATGGCCCACAAGCTCCACGCTGTTATTCACGCCCAGCGCACGGCCCTCATTGCCTGGCAGCTCCAGGCAGCAGGCGCGGCGCTGGCCCTGCAACGCCTCATGGATGCCGCGCAGACCATGCGGGAAGCACAGCAGGCATACGAGCAGTATGGATCCAACGAGGACAGCGTTACTGATGCCGAGGCAGTCTTTGACGGCCTGCTGGCAGATATGCGTCACGCTCTGGAGGCCCGCAATGGATAACCAGCAAAAAGAGCTTGCCCGCCAGCACACAAGAGCCGTGCTGGCCCTCACCACGCTGACCGGCCCGCTTGAGGTGCTTGAACCAGCAGTCATGCCCGGCAGCAAGTTTGCCCAGCAGATGCAAAAGGTTTTCCGCTGGCGCGACGAGTGCGCCAAGCTCACAAAAACCAAACGCCTTTCGGCGGGCGCAAAGCGTGAACTTGATGCCGTGTGCATCAAGCTGGCGCCCTACATGCAAACCGAGCACCTGAACCACGATGCCCGCTTGCGCCAGTGGGCCGCCCTCGCATGGGTGGGCATCATTTACGCGTTGGGCGTCAAATGCACTTGTCCCGATTACGGCAAGAGCCAGCAGTGGATATACCTCGACATGACCGCCTGGACGCTTGGGCAAATGCTCATGCAGATGGTGCCCGGCTGTGATGTGGACGGCACAGCCCTTTATATGATGCTCCACGGCGAGGATTGGGACGCGCCAGAACTGCCGCAAATGCAGGAGGCGGCATGAGCACACACCACGATATACTCGAAGCCGCCCGCAAGGGTGAGGTGGGCAAGGCCACAAACTGCGGTTATTACGGCGCGCAGCCGCAAACCATTCTGGCCCTGATCGGGCGCGGCCTGCTGACCCCCACATACCCGGCGGTAGGTGAGGTTAAATACCGGCTGACGGAAAAGGGCATGCAAGAGTTACGGGAGATAGCATGAAGCTGAGCAAGTCGCAGTTGAAGGCGGTGGAGGCGGTGGACGCTGCTCAGGGAACCAGCACAAATGAAATGTATCGAGCATATTTTACAATACCCTACACAACACAGCGGGCGCTCATTAATCGTGGACTGATAGAGCTGGTGTCCTGTGCAGGGCTGTGTTGTGCAAGGCTCACCCCGGAAGGCCGCAAGGCGTTGGAGGAGGCGCGGAATGGTTAAGCGTTGGACAGCTCGGTTTTGGCTTGTTCTGGTGTTTCCATTATGGAATTTCATTGTGCTGCCTTTTGCCATATGGTCCGCGCTACAAGCCAGTTTTCTCCCATACATGGCACTATATGGGATATCCCCCAACGAACTTATGCGGGCGTGGCGTAGCTGGAGCAAGCCGAAAGAGGAGTACCCCGATGCCGCATAGAGAATTATGAGGAGGTAGCATAATGGCCTCACCGATCACACCACTTTTCCTAACCAAGGAAGAAATAGGGCCAGCCCTGAATATGAGCGAGTCAAAAGCCAGGGCAACGCTCGACAAGTACGGTGTTAAGCCCGTTGACAGGGGGCGTGGCAGGGGCAACGGCTTGCGGTGGCGAACCACGGCTGTTATCCAAGTAGCGGACACATTGCACGCTGAAGCCCAAAACAGGCAGGCAAAAAGCTCAAGCAGATTGCCCAGGAAGCGTCCCATTCTTGGACGATCAGCTGCTGAAATTTTTGCCGAGATCAGCAGGGGGCAGCCTGTCCAATAGCTGCCAAAGGTGTGTGATTATGGCAATCAGGATACAGAAGGGGCGTAAAAGCCCCTTTGTTGTTTATTGGACGAACCCCTTTACGGGAAAAAGCGAAAGCAAGGCATTCAGCATGCCGGAGGATGCAGAAAAACATGACGCCTTCATCAAGTACCAACTGAAATACGAGCGTGATGCTTTCCGCAGAATAGAAGAGCCTCAGCAGGTTAAGGCAAATACGCTCGAATCAGTCCTGTACCTATATCTCAAGGAGAAACAGATGGAGGTTCAGAATCTTGAAAGGACGTTATTTGCTGTGAAGGGCGTGCTTTCCAAGTACGGAGAGTATGAACTGCAGCAGATTGATCTTCAATGCTTACAAGAAATGAAAGGATGGCTGACCACATCTGGCAATAAGTGGGCAACCATCCGCAGGAAAATGGGTATCGTTAAGGCAGTTTTGCGTTGGGCATATCGAAACGGGAGCCTTGAATCGTTGCCGTTGTTTCCAGTCCTTCCGCAGGCTCAACATGCCAGATATGTCCCGCCGACACAAGAAGAAGTGGATATGCTTTACCGGGTTGCTCCTGAGCATTTGCGTAGAGTGATCATCCTTGGCTACCACTTCGGCATGCGTGTGGGGCAAAGCGAGTTGCTTAAGCTGTGTTGGAAAGACGTCGATATGATCAGTGGTGTGATCCGGGTGCCCAATGCCAAAAAGGGCGCTACTGAGATGTGGCGCGAGGTCCCTATTCGGGATGATCTATTGCCCACATTGCGGCAATGGCTAGCATCGGATGTGGAGAGAAGGATAGAGCATGTGGTGACATACAAGGGTAAGCCGGTCAAAAAGATAAACACCGCTTGGAAGGGTGCTTTAAAGGCCGCTGGCATCACCCGGCACATACGGCCATATGACCTACGTCATGGATTTGCGACAGAGGCTATCGCCGCCGATGTAGATGTGGGGACGGTGGCCACGCTCATGGGACACAGTAGTCCGTCCATGGTGTGGAAGCACTATCAGCATGTGCGTGACTCTCAGAAAAAGGCTGCCGTAGAAGCCCTTCCGTCCCCGCCGAAACCTGTACAAAATGACCTGTACAAAAATTAA